TATAAATTCATTAAGAATAGTTTGTGGGAAATATTTTCTTTGAATCTCATCAAATAAATCCCAAAGTCCATTTTCAGATACTCCAGTACACTGGGAAAGTATTGCAATAATAGAAGATAATACAATTCCTATAATTGCATACTGCTTTATATCTGGTTTTTTATTTCCAAAATTGAAATTAAACATAAATGGGGAGAGCTAACCCTCCCCACTATTTATTCTATTGTGTCAAACTTCTGCTAGGATCAGTCGGTTGGCATAATTATAAGCAAAATCAGTTCTTGCTCCTTTATGTCCCCACCCCAACCAAGAATACGCTAAACGCATATAATATTCAATAGGTTTTCCTGGAACTTTCAATCTATCTTCAATACCTCGCCATTGTGGTTCAGTAATAATATAACGAAGTTGAGTATCAAGTGTAGAAGGGTCTCCACCAATACGAGCAGCAAACTTACCAAGACCATTATATCTTGGAGCATCGGTAAATTGAATCAATCCATAACCACCACTCCTACAAGCACTATAAGACACTCTAGCACCACCTTCACAGATATTAGGAGTGAAGGTAGATTCTTGTCGGATATTGCCCATAATGGTTGCTAGGGCGTTTTTGTCAGTGATTCCTCGTTTCTGTAAGAATTCCAGAGTACGGGACTCATTAGTATTACATCCTTTACAAACTAATCGTTTTACTTTAGGTTTTTCGGGAACAACCTCTTTGGTCTCTGTCTCTTGAGCAGGCGCTTCAGGAATAATTGCAAATGGTGCTTGTACTGAAGATGTTGCCATACTCGGTGCTGGCAGTGTTGCCGCTGATGTTGCAACCGCACCTAAAAGAGCTACGGTTACATTTGTTAGGTTTCTAAGCATTTAGTTAAATTGAATTCGACATCTGGGCTTTAATACAATCACACACCATCGAAATAGTGGATCTTAGTATTCCCAGCTCTAGTTTCACTTATAATTCATAATAAGGAAATATTTATAAAGTATAAGAGATATGGTATCTTATGACAGCATTTCAATAATGTCAAGAATATTTCGTTTCTTTGTAATTTAGATAATCATTTCTAATAGTTTTACAAAGACTAATAATTTTTTCTTTTATAATGTCATCACTTTGTCTTTCTGCTAATAATAAAAGATAATCAATCTTGTGTTTTTGCCAAACTCTATGGGCATTATAAATGTCATAAAAAGAACCTAAGAATATTCTTTTATTGTCAATTGATATTTTAACATCTACTTTATTTTTAGTTTTTGATTTATAAACCCCAAGAGGATATTCACTTCTTCTAGATAATTTAATAAACAAAGAATTAACTTCTATTGGAACAAAAATACATTTTTCTGGACTATACAATTTGTTCCCATAATAAAGAATGTCTTTATCTAAAACTTTCTCCATCCAGTCTTTAGTTTCCATCCATTTCTTAAAGTTAGAGGCATATCTCCATTCATCGCAAATTTCACAATCTTTATATGATTTGTTACATTCATGAAACTTTGTAGAGTATCATCTACATAAAATACTTCTCCATCTTTCATAATATGGGCAGTCTTTTATGACATAAGGGAGGTCATTAATACCAACTCCATGTACTAATTTTCTTACAGTATTTACCACAATACTCCCATTAAAAAAATTGATTATTTATTTGATGTCAAGAGTTTACTCATTTGACATCCAATTCCTGATCTGTCCACTCATTATCTTCAAGACAAAGATAAGTAATTTCTTCATTTCCATCTGGTATATTAATCCATTCATCAAATTCAGCAAGAAGTGCATCGGCATTATAATGACTGTTAGTTTCATATAACATTTCAATCTTTTCAATTGCCCAATCACGAACCTGAACTACTGGTTCAATCTGAGTTTCCATAATAATCTTTTCTGTAGAATCTTCCGATAATGTTGGAATTGTAGTATGCTGGTGTTCCATCGTCAAGAGATTCTGTGAGAACGTCGTTCTTGAAGAGTTGACTCGTTTCTCCAAAGTTTGTTTTGCCCTTTGTTTTATGTAATGATAAGATAGTTCTACTAAAATTTTCTCTGCCATATTTAACAATATCTTCTTTAAGTTCTGGACAAGAGCCATAATAATCTTTCCAATTCGATTCTAATTTTACTTTTCTATTTTTACCTTTAGGCGTTCTATAGCTAAAAAAATATTTACGCCCAATATATTTTCTTTTATTTAAATTATTTTCAATTAAATAAACAAATCCAAAATAATCTTGAATATCAGAAGATTCAAATATTTTTCCATTATAATACCAAGGATTAGTATAACTGCAACTCATCTACATACACAATAGCCTTGCTCAGATATTTATGAGCAAGGCTAATTTCTAATTCTGATGCGTTTTCTGCGTAAACTTGTTTCTTGAGTTTATTCAATTTTCTCTTTAATGTATAATAATCTGTTGGTATAATATACACAAAAAGTAACTTACAAGATTAATTAGTATTACTACTATTTATAGATAACCATTCATTTTCATAATCATAATCACCAAAAAGAAACTCATCACACTCTGCTGCCTCTTGGTATGCATTCAGGATTTCCTGTTCGCACCATTCATCATAGTTGGAATCATCTTTAAGTATTTTAGGATTCATTGTAATTCATAATTTAAATCCACTAAATGTATCAATTTTTACATCTTGTTTAATTCCACCGACAATATAAGACTCTAAAGGCTCCTCTTGAGGTGGATTTTGTACATTCTTACTATTAAGCCAATCTTCAGTCCAAGGAAGAGGATTATTATTACCAGCAATATCATAAATTGGCTTGAGTCCTATTGCTTTCATACGACGATTAGCAATCCATTCAACATAATTACATAGAAGTTTATCATTTAATCCTATCATACTACCATCACGAAAAAGATATCTAGACCAATTTTGCTCCTCTTGAACAGCTCGTTTAAACATATCATAAACATAGGGTTCTTCTTCTTTAGCAATTTGCTTCATATCAGGGTCATCTAAACCATTTTTCCACTTGGTAAGAATATTTTGGGTTAGTGTTAAATGAAGCCGTTCATCAGTTGCAATTTTAGAAATAATTTTAGCAGAACCCTCCATCAAATGAAGTTCACCAAAAGCAAATGAGCAAGCGAAAGAAACATAAAATCTAATACCTTCTAGAATATTAACATTTGCAATTGCCCGGTAAAGTTTGCGTTTCACTTCATAAAGTGATTCCTTTCCTAAAGGTACTCCTTCGTTATTAAATTTCCACAAATTAGACGAAGAATAACTTTGAGAAGACTCTAGGTAATCATCATAAGCTTCAGTAACACTTTTAGCCCTATCTAAAATATTTTCATCTTTAATAATATTATCAAATACATCAGATGGATTTGAATAAACATTTTTTATAATGTAAGTATAAGAATAACTATGAATCATTTCCATAAACTGCCAAACAATCATTGCAGATTCCAATTCTGGAAGAGAGCAATGTGGCATTAATGCTAATCCAGGACCTCTTCCCTGAACAGAATCAAGCATAATTTGATACTTTAAATTTGAAGTAAAAATATGTTTTTGTTCTGGTCTCATTTTTTGATAATCCGACCTATCTTTAGTAAGTGCAGTACCATAAGCTTCTGGACGCCAGAATGCACCAATTTGTTCTTGAGTTAACTTATGAAATACTGGAAACTTGTGAACATCATATCTTTGAATACCTAAAGGTTTTCCAAAGAACATATTTTGCTCAGTATAGTCTGAGATAGTTTTATTAAATACAGTCATTCCTTTAATGTCAGAGTTTACATCCATCGCAGTCTTCCTCGTCAGTTTCTAGAATTTGATTAACTAAATCATCCAAATTGATATTATCATCATCATCTTTTTTACTATCATAAGTATTCATATAATAAGCTGTTTTGTGTCCTTTTTTAAAGGCTTCAAGAAAATCATTAGCAACCACACTCATAGGAACTTTTTTATCTGAATAATTTTCAGGATTGTACGTCCAATTTGCACTGATTGCTTGATCGAAAAACTTTTGCATAGCAGCTACAATATTAAAGTATCCTTCATTAGATTTCATTTCCCAAGCAAGAGTATAATTATTCTTCAATGTTGAATATTGAGGAACAATTTGTTTAATCTTACGTTTAATAGAAATAAATCCTCTAGGAGGCTCAATACCATTAGTTGCATTTGATGTTTTTGCGCTAGTCTCACTTGGCATTTGAGCAGTAAGTGTAGTATTTCTAAGTCCATACTTGACTATATCTTTTCTAAGAGTTTCCCAATCGTGATATAAAGTTTTATCACAAAACTCATCAATGTCACGTTTATATGTATCAATTGGAAGAATACCATCTGCATATTTAGTATCTTCAAATCCTTCACATACACCCTTTTCCTTGGCAAGATTATTAGAAGCTTTTAATAGAAAATACTGAAGGCTTTCGGCCAAACGATGTACAACATTTGGTGCATTTTCATCTTCATAATTAATTCCCAATTTTGCAAGATAATGTGCAAGTCCAATTACTCCGATACCAAGAGAACGATAACGTTTTGTTGATATTTCAGCTGCTTTAACAGGATACTCTTGAATATCAATCAATTCATCCAAAGCGCGAACAATGAGGTCACAACATTCTTCAAGTTCTTTATCACTTTTAATAAGTCCTACATTTAATGCGGAAAGTATACATAAGGCAATTAAACCATTACTGTCATCAATATGCTCAATTGGTTTAGTTAACAAACAAATTTCCATACATAAATTTGACATATGAATAGTCTTCTTATATGGACTATGAGAATTAGCGTGATCAATATTAAGGATATATATTCTTCCAGTATCACTTCGTTCATTAAGAATTTCAAAAATCAGTTCTTGGCTATTAACTTTTTTCTTTGGAATTGAAGAATCTTTCTCATACTTCAAATATAATTCATCAAACTCAGGAGTACCAAAGACATCATAAAGTCCAGGAACATCATAAGGAGAAAATAAAGTTATATCCTCATTTCTAATAAACCTTTCATAAAAAAGTTTAGAAATTGATATAGCGTAATCAAGTGACCTAGCACGATTTAAATCATTACCCTTTTCATTTTTAAGAACAATCAAGTCCTCAACTTCAATGTGCCAAATGGGAAAAAATAAAGTGGCTGAACCCTTACGAATACCCCCTTGAGAACAAGAATTTAAATCACCTTCAAATGACTTAATAAAAGGAACAATACCAGTATGAATAACCTCACCATTTCTAATTTCAGCTCCAATTCCGCGAATACGACCAACATTTAATCCAATGCCAGCCTTATTTGAAACATACCTCATCAGAGCAGATTTTGTTGCGATAATAGATTCCATTGAATCACCACAATCAAGAAGAGTACAACTAGAATACTGACGTTTCTTTGTTCTTACACCCGCATTAATTGGAGTAGGAATATTAATTTTATGACGACTAACTACATCGTAAAATCGTTTCACATAATTCATTCTAATTTCTTTTGGATATCTAGAAAAAGTAACCATAGAAACTAGCATATACATAAACTGAGGAGTTTCGTAGACTTTTTTAATAGTTCTTTTTTGTACAAGATACTTATCAACAATCTCACGAAGCCCTACGTAGGTAAATAGAAAATCTCGTTTATGATCAATAAAGGAATTAGCTTCTTCAAATTCTTCTTCAGTATACCAATTTAAAATATCAGAGTCATAAAAACCTAAATTAATTGTATTTAATACGTGGTCATAAAGTTTAGGAAGTGAAGTAGTTCCACCATAACATTCCTTTCTAATAGAAAACAAAAGAAGTCTAGCTGCAACATATTGATAATTAGGATTATCAAGTGAAATCAGATCTGCTGCAGACTTAATTAGAATTTCTTGAATCTCTTTTGTCGAAATTCCATCATAAAACTGAATTCCAGAAGCCATCTCAACCTGACTCGCAGAGACACCAGAAAGGCCAGTACAAGCCTCCTCTACCATTCTATGCATCTTATCAAGGTCTAGATACTGAATTACTCCATTTCTTTTAGTGACTTTTGTTCCGTTGCTCATATTTTCTTCCAATTGTTAAATTTGATTTTTGATTCTAAACCTGAATAAGTATTTGATTTTAACATATCCATAACATTATGTCCAGAAAGCACAAGATCATTAATATCTTTTTCTTTCATATCTCTAGGCCAAATCACTACTTTGTCTCCTCTATCGATGGTTTTTGATATTCTGTTGACGATTTCTCTATTGCGTGGTTCGTTATCATAAACGTAAATATAATCGCACCAACCAAACGACCTAATATCAATATCGGACCCACACATAGCAACAGAGTTTTGTATAAACGTAGAGTCGAAAGGTCCCTCAACGATGTAAATAGATTTTGATTCGTCAATTTTATCAAACCCATAAATTTTTGGTACATCATCAGAAAGCATTACAGTAATATATTTATTTGTAGAATAACCGAGTGCTCTTCCCTGAAATCCTATCAATGATTTCTTATAGACAAGAGGGATAATGATCCTAGATTCTTCATACTTCATACTTTTTTCATCAAAAGTATGAACTTTACTATTAACCCATTCCTTAAACTTTTCAGCATAATAAAATTTATCCGGGTCCAATTTTCGGTTTAATAGGTATTCTTTTGCTATTTTATTTTCAGACGCCTTCGGAAGATTAATTTTAGTTTGAAATATAGGTGGCTTAAAATCAAGCTTTGGTTCTTCAGTTGTGAAATTTTTACCAGTAAATCCTTCTTTAAATTTCTCAAAAACATATTGTTTATGAATACTTATATCAATTTCTTTTAAGAAATTATTAAAGGATATATTTACACCACAATTATGACATTTGTAGTTTGTATTATTTTTAACTTGATAGAAATATCCTCTTGCTTTATTTTTATTCTTTTGAGAATCGCCACAAAGAGGACAGCGAAAATTATAAAGATTAGAGTTTACTTTTTTAAATTTTTGAAATCTTATGGAAATTAAATTGATATATTTTGTATCAATAAAGTCCATAGTTAAATTTTTTAGGTCTATCCATCCTAGCACATCATTTAATTCTGTCAAGGCACAGAGAGGTTAATATTCCAGTCCACTTAACGACAGAATTTGTTACTTTTTGTAAGTAATAAATGGATATTTTTTTATTATCCTTTATATTTAAATAATCCTTTTTCATCGGAACTAGTGCCCGAAATTTAGTAATATTTATTACCTTTTTGTTTCTATCTTGTAATTTGGTTGATTATCTGGGGTTAAAATATCTACAACTATACCTGATTGTGAAACCGCAAAAGACACTACAGCAAAAATACCAACTATGATCCAACGATATTTTACAAACTCGTCCAATCTAACTTCTATTTTTTCTATTCTAGTATTTACTGCTTCACAATGCTCTTTACTTTCTTCTTTTAAGTCAGTAATCATTTTTGAAATTAAATCATCAGTTTTACTACACTGATCAATTTTTTCTTCGTGAACTGCCAGCATTTTACTAATGTTTTGACTTGTCTTACCCATTAGTTGTATTGCTTCATCTATTTTATTCATCATAACTTCATATGCAGAAAGTCTTTCTTCGAGAACAGCAATTTTAGTGTCTGCTGAAGCGTTTTGGTTAAACATTTTATTGTGAGTTAAAAATTTACTACCAAAAACAAATAACTCAGGTGGTTTCAATTATATTTATTATTTTTTGATATTTCTTCTTTGAATTTGTATAAGATTTTTAAAGAAAGGATTCAAATTTTTATATCTTCTTTTTCTTAAGTCAACCGGAGGATTTTCAGGATCTGCCTGGGGTGTGCCCGCAATATTCCCACTACCGACATTATTTGTTGGTGTAGAAATTATTCCATCTTCTTTTAGTTGTATGTAATGACGAAATGCTTCAATAATCTTATCAATCTTTTTCTTTTCCATCATAGATTTTATTGAGTTCTGATAAACAACTTTCATCAATTTCTACATTATGAATACTTGATTTTGGGTATTCTGGCAATTTATTCAAAAATACAACAAAAGATTTTAAAAATGGCCACAAATCTCTTTCTATTTTAAAGAATAACATTGGAGTTGCAGCATCTCCAAATATATTATAAAGAATAATAAAATGATTCAACAGAAGGTGAGTTTTTAATTCACCTTCTCTGCTATATCGTTTAAGCAATCTTTTCACATATTTAAAGTGATTTAAATCTTTTTCAAAATCTTCTCTAGTGATTGCTTGTGGATTTTCATAATTTTTTATAGCAAATAATAAAAAATTATCTTCATTCAACTCATTAAAAATCATATCTTATCAAACAGGAGGATAGATTGGAGCATTTCCTGTAGTGATTCCAGACATAGCAACTAAAGTTTCCGTCTTAACTCTTAAATTTCCTTCAGAATCAATATAACTCGTAATGCCAACCCATCCAGCATGAGTTAATTTATATTGATTAGAAACAGAAGCATTAGCTCCTGCAGTAGAAACTCCAGAAACACTTTTACTATATCTTCCACTCAATCTTGTAATCGTTACAGAAGAACCACTTGCAAGAGAACTTCCGATAGTAGAACCAAAAGATACTGTAGTTGTTCCAATAGAAGTAATTGAAGTAGTAACTCCCAAACTAGCAAAAGTATCTCCAACGCGAATTCCAGTCGTAGATGCAAGTGCTACTGTTGAAACTCCTATATTTGCTGTAGCAGCAACGCTTGTTTGGACTGTAGTTGTTTCTAATGGATTATTTTGAATACTTCTTTGATTATATTTTGGATCTCGAATCACATATTTTGGAAGTTGACTAATATCATACTGAACGCCAGAAATTGCATTTCCGTTTAAATTTGTTGTTGATGCAATTGAAAGTACGGTTGTACTTGCAATTCCAACAATTACTGCATCTCCAAAATATGTTCCAGTTCTTGAACCAAAACGAATTACGTCTCCAGTTGAAGCAGCCCCAGCTTGTCCAAAGCTGGTTCCACTGCCAGTTACAACAAGACTGGTATAATTTAAAGATACTGTACCAACAGATCCAACAGCATCATTATTTCCCCAGAGTGCCATGTTTTTTCCCGTAAAAATTATTTGCTATGAATATTTATAAAAAAAGGAGACCCTAGATTTTGAGTCTCCTCTTAAGTAAAATTAAAGTGAAATCAAGGAGTTAAATCTTTAGCTCCTTTTTCTTTCAGTCGTGTTTGAATTTGAATTAATACGAAAGAAAGAATTCCATTTGCCTTTACATTTGGATTAGAACCAAGAAGTTCTGAAATTGCAAACAATACAGTTGCAATCAGAGCTTCATTTGCTTTTACCCAAGCAACTAATGCTACGATAGACATAGTAACCTCCAATTAGAGTATATCCTATATTATTTAGGAAAAATATTACACTGAAAGGGAAGATAAATTAACTCCCTTTTGAATTGCTGCTTTTTGTGCGCGTGAAAGATTCTGATGAGCAAAATCTGCTTTTTGCTTTGCCTGCAAAACTTGATTGATTGCTGATGTATTCTGTTGATTTTGTGTTGTAGATTGTTGTGTTTGTTCAACTGCTTCACCCATACCTCTCTTTGCTTTCCTTGCTCTTCTTTGAACTTCTTTTGTAGATACTGGTTCAGTTACAGAACCTGGATTTCTAACGCCACTGTACCTTCTCACTCTACCATGTTCTCTTGATGTTTCTCTACTTTCCCCTCTTTTACTAAAAGAGCCAACAAGTTGAGTCTGAATTTTTGGATCAGTTCCTCTAGTTTGTCCCCTTTCACCTTGAGTAACTTGTCTATGTTTTTCTAATGGCTCTAAGTTTTTTGGATCATCATCAATATGAGAAACTTTTTGTGGTTGATATTTTTTGATATCTTTCTTAGTTGCAATAAGTTTTTTTCGAGGAGAACCAGTTCCCGGAATATCTCCAGTAAAATGACCTGGTTTTATGGTCATTCCACGTTTACGATTATATCCAATGTTTTTCAAATGTTGAATTATACTTTTATTATCAACTTTCCCTTTATCTTCAACTAAAGAAACTTCCTCTCCTACTGATTTCCTAAATGCACCTCTCGCGGTATTTGGTTCTATTACTGCACCTCTAGATTTATTAATTACATACTTATTTGCTTTTGTGGTTTGTTTGAATTTTGATGGGTCTCTCAACGGAGAAAAATCCATAGTTTCTCCTTTTCCTAATTTTTCTTTATGAAAATCTCCAGTAGATACTGTTCTTACAACATTACCTTCAGGTCCTTTAACATTAATCTTTGCTGGTTCAACTTTAGTTGTTTTCCTTCCTCCAGTTTCAGGGTTTCTTATTTTTTTACTTCCTACTTCTTTTAATGCAGCTTGATCTAAATCAAGCTGTACTAAATGCTTTGGTCTTGTTGGGCCAGAAAGCTTTTCTATTTTTTTTGATTTTTTTTCAGATCTTGGAAGTTTTGCTTCATCAATATATTGCTCTGCCATCTTTTTAGCCATCTTAGTGGCAGTAGCATACATTACCTCTTCACCACGCCCAGGATACCTTTTTTCAAAGTCGGAAAGTTGATTTTTCATACTTTTTACGATTCTTTCCTTTTCACGAGACTCCTTTGAAGATAAAGTTCTTTCTTCAATATATTCCTCTGTTACCTTTTTCTTTTTATTTTTCTTTTTTGGTTTTTTAGTACCTTCAGGATTCAACATTCTCATTAATTCACCAGGAGACTTGCGGGAACGTGTTTTTCCTGTCTCTACAGATGATAATGGATTAGTTACAGTTCTAGAACGCAATTCTGGTGTATTATCATCATTATTTTCATTTATTCCAAGTTTATTAGCTGCGGCAGCCATTCTTTGTCTTAATTCTGCCGCCTTATCCTCCGTACTCTTAACTGAAGAAACAATTCTTTGTGCATCTTCTGGAGATAATTTACCACCCTTTCTACGCTCAGCTCTAACTAATGCTTTCCTTTGATTATCATTTAATGGTTTTACGGGAGTTGTGACCGTTTTTGCTGTTGGTTTAAATTGTTTTTTTGGTGGTGATGTTGGTTCACCCCAAGGATCTTCAATTGATTTTGTTTTTACTTTTGGTCTAGATTCTTGTTTTGTTGGATTTGTTTGTTTAGTAGGTGGTGTATAGGAACCACTACTTACCTTTTCCTTTGTCCCAACTCCAGTACCACGATATGTTGATGCACTTCTTGTTTTTGTGTGTGCTTGACTTGGTTTTTTATTACCTTCCATTTTGCGAGCAACACCTAATGCTCCTTTAGCAACACTTCTTGCTCCAGATGCAACTGCACCTGAAACCATTTTCTTAGCACCACGAACTTTACTGGAAAGTTTTTGTCTTGCAAGTCTTCCAACTGAACTCAAAATATTTCTACTTCCCTTTTCTTTACTAGAAGTATCGTGACCATAAGTAACTTTTGCTTCAGTCAGGGCATATTCAAGTGCTTCCTCAATATCATCTTCTTCATATCCTTCACCAAGAAGTTCTATATAAACACTCTCTACAATATAATCAACCTCATCAATTTCAATCATTTCAAGAAGAGTTCCGCCAAGAATTTCTACAGATTCTCTTACACCATCACCCATATCAATTGTTGGGTTAATAATAATTTTATTATTTACTGACTTTTCTTTTATTTTATTGTCATTTTTATCTTTATTAAGTACTTCGACAATTTCAGAGAGGTCTTCTCTCCAGTTTGAATATCCTTCCTTTACACTTCTTTTTTTTGCCTTTTTTTTGCGAAGTTCTTTAAAATCAGATGAAGTTAATTTTCCATAGGGAGCTGCTACATCAATTTTAGTCTGATCTCCAACCAACTCTTCTTTAATTTTCTTTTTTCTATCTTTTAATGCCTTTTTCATAGATTCAATTTCATCACCATCATTATCAAAATCAAGATAATCTGGTTTTGATTTTTTACCTTCAGTTAAACAATCATTATATTCTAATTCATTTATTAAAGATCTTTTAGAAATAGACATTTTAATAAGTACTTACTTTTTCTTTCTTATACTTATTTATAAATTTTGATAGAAATGATTTACCTCCAGACTGAATATTTCCACTACCTAAAGTAGAACCTGGAGTTTGTTTTATTGCATACTTCAAATAACCATCAGTTCCAGCAAGAGTATTAGGTTTTCCAGGTTCTCTATACATTTGATTCATTTTAACTTCACTGTATTCAGCTAAATCTTTAATCCAAGATTTAAACATAACATCATCTTCAGTAACACAAATTAAATAATTTGTTCCTCTACGAATTACCTTTCCAACTAACCCACTATTTGTATTTTCTACTATGTCATCAAGTTTGAAAATTTCATTTTTAATATAATTTTCCCTTAAATTTTTAAAGTCAAGTTCTGGAGCAATTTCCCAAAGATTATAACTTTCTTTCATGGATGTTTTAAATCCCATAGCTTTTCTGATTTCATTAAATAATTTTCTACTATCATTTTCATCCATTGTTTTTGTCATTCCTCTCTTAAATTCCCTAAAGTTATTATCTGCTGCAGCTCTTCTTAACATTCCAGATGAAACACCAGATATATCCTTTTCAGCATCAAAATTACCGCTTGGAAAAACTCTTATATCTTTAAATTCATAATATTTACTATTATACTTATTTGCCAGATTTTGAATTTCAGATTGGCGATCAGAACCAACTACAATATTTACATTCACATACCCATCCTCATTTGCAGACATTAACACATCAAATACTGTTTTCATTTCTGGGTTGTTTATAATTTCCTCTTCAATTTCAGGAAACATTTTTTTCATATAGTAAATTTTTCTATTAGGATTTAATGGATCTTGTTTTGAATCTTGAGTTCTCGATGGATAAATTCTTATCTCTCCTCCCAAAGAGACTCTATCTGCGGTTGAAAATAGTTTCTTATGCTCCTTTGTCGGTGGATTAAATCTTCCAAACACAACTGTTACATACTCATCTTCAGATGGAAGTTCTTCTACAGCCCCTTTCACATTTTGTATAGAAGGAAATTTTTGTGATGCCTGCGGTTGAATCTGACCTGCAACTTGAGCTTTATTTGGTGTACCAGCCTTTGGTGGAATATCTCTTTGCCCTACTCTTTGACCTTTATTAAAAAATTTAAGTTGACCCTCAACTGTTTTTGCTACGAATTCTCCCTGAGAATTATACCAATCACCATGACCGTCTCCAACAAGACCAAGCTTTTTTGCTTGCTCTGATGCTCTTGTTTCTTTTGCTTCTAGTATAAATTGAGAAAACTTCTTCATCTTATAGTGTTTATAGGTATTTATTGATTTATCTAACTCCATCTACATATTTATTCCTTGGATCAAATGCATGACTTTTATTTGTAAAAGTAATTGAAAGACCTTTATATGGAGATAGAGATCTTGCGTTTCTTTTTGGATCTGTTTTTATTACCAAATACACATCAGATTTTATTCTTGATAAGTCTGCATAATTATTATTTTTGTATATATTAATCCCACTCATACTAATTACATTATGACTAACATTGGTCAATCCCGCATTTATGATGATATAATCAACTCCTGCAGATCCACCAAAACAATATTTTTTAATTTCATCTATAGTTGCTGGGACTCTTATCCCCTTTATATCATTATCAAAAATTACTGGCTGGTTTGAAGAGCTTTTTAATGATACTATTCCTTTATTTAAAGTATCATTCAAAACTTGTAAAGGAATATTTTGATATGTATCTGCACTACTCCAAAATGAAAAATTACCTTGTTTTAACGATAAAGTAACTTCTTTACCAGCTTTAGTTGTTATTAAAATATCAGGTTTTTTTAAACTTTGACCAACTTTATCTACTGATTTTATAGGTCCTATTGATATTTTTTTCCCTCCACCATATAGGTTTAGAGTTAAATTATTATACATATCAAATATTTGAGGAGGAACTCCATCCATTTCTTCTCTTAATTCTTTAAGATTATTGAGTTCATCAACTATCACAGAATGAAAATATAATTCATATGCTTCACCAGGTTTTAATACACTACTAACTTTACTTTTACTCCTTTCTAATTGTATTTTTATATACCCATATCCATTTTCAGTTAATCTCAGTTTACCAACATTACCATCAACTTCCTTTTTTACTTTTATTTGTGGATATAATCTAATAAGTTCAGTGTATATTTTTTCGTATATATTTTTTCCTTGAGATAAATCTTTTGGTATGACAGTTACAGTGTAGTTTTTTCTATACACCAATCCAAGTTTAGATGCAATAGAATTTACCACATATTGAATTTTTGTTACATCTACTTTGCTACTTATCATTATAAGTGAATCTTATTATATAAGTATTTAGAAAAAAATCTATAGTTTAACTAATTTAGAAAATCCCTTTATCTTTTCTGCTTGATAAACACCATCAAATTTATCTTCCAGTCCAATTTTATGTGAGATTACAAATACATTGGTATCCTTTAAAATATATTTAATAATTTTAAGAAAATCATCACTTCCTGCACTATCTAGAGAACTATCAAAAACTTCATCAAATAAAATAATATTACAATTAGTTGAGTTTTTAAATTTTGCAATTTCTCTCCAAGCAAAAATCAAGGCAAGATTAATTCTTGACTTTTCACCTTCAGAAAAAGAACTATATGAAAAATCTTCTTGAATTGGAGATTTAATTTCTTCATTAAATTCTTCATCTAAAGTAAAATTTACATAAAAATCCATCATTTGCAAATAACGATTAACTTGCTGATTTATTAAAGGTAAATATTTTTTAATAATTTTAGATTTTACCCCACCATCTTTAAGTAAATTATAAGTGAAATCATAATAATGAATTAAATCTTTTTTAGATGCAAGGTCTTCATATATGTGTTGAAGATTATCTTCAAATTCTTTTAATTTTACGTGTTCAATATTTTTGTTCTCAATCTGTTCGGCAATAGTTTGAATTTCATATTGAATATCTTGAATTTGTTTCTGTTTAATAGAAACACTTGTATGATTTTGTATAATTTCATTATTAAATTTTACTAATTCTTTTGACAGTGTTAAAAATTTATTCTCTTTACTTTCTTCTTCTTGAATTGTTAGTTTTAAGTCCTGATACCCAGATTGTAATTCCTTGGCTTTATTTTGATAATCATCAATCTTATTTAATCTAAATTCTTCATTAATTGATTGAGTACAAGTTGGGCAAACAGTATTAGTTGAAAAAAATTTATGTTCTTCTGCAATTATTGATATTTTTTCAGATAACTTACCTTTCAAGTTTACAAGTTTTTTAAGTTTGTCTGTAGAATTTGCATATTCATCAATATTTTTCTGGATATCAACAATATTAGTCTCAATAATTTTATTACCATTTAATAAATTTTTGATTTCTTGATTTAAACTTGAAATTATTTGTTTTTTATTTTGAATATTTTCCTTTTCACGTTTTTCAAGTTCGTCAATAAAGTTATTTTGCATTTTAACTTTATCTGAAAGGGATTCTTTTTTTAAATCAAGGGTTTTAATTTCATCTTTTATTTTACGTATTTTTTCTTTAATTACAATATTCATAGAAGAAAAAATTTTAATATCCAATAAATCCTCAATCACTTCTCTACGATGAGCCGATTGAAGTTGCATAAATGGAATATAATTACTTGAACCTAAAATTACTATCTGAGTAAAACTTTTAAAGTCCATTTTTAGAACATTTTGCTCTAACCATTTTTGTTGTTCTAATACTGCAGATTGATCTAATGATTTTCCATCTTTTTGTATTTCAAACAAATTAGGCTTAATTCCACGAATTATTTTCCATTCAGTATTTCCAATTGAAAATTCAACCTCAACTCTACAATCCTTTTCATTTATAGAATTAATCAATTGATTTTTATTTATTTTACGATATGCCTTTCCATAAAGTGAAAAACATAAGGCATCTAATAAAGAACTCTTACCACTTCCATTAGTACCGATAAGAAGATTAGTTCTATGTTCTGTAAAATCAATTTCATTAAAATGATTACCAGTTGACAAAAAATTACGGTAACGAATTTTTTTAAATAAAATCATAATAAGTATTTGGGGGAACTACAATATCATCAGAAGTAATCACGGTATATTGATAATCATGAATTTGGCAGGTTTTTAACATTATTTCATCTTCAATTTCAATTACGTGCATTTCTGGAAATCCATTTTCTTCAAGCATCATAGCATATCTAACAGCATCATCCTCTTCCTGAAAGATATAAAGGATTTGTTCACCATCCTCATTCTGAACCGAATATGCGCCTTCATTTTCCTTTCCACTGATTGTTATTAAGAACATATCTAAACCATCTCACAAGCCTCCTGATAGACCTCCTGGATGAGGTTATGAAGGACTGACTTATCAAGGTTCACCTCAGATTCATTCACATATCTATTCAAAATAGAAATGGTGTCTTCAGATTCAAGTGCTTCAAAATTTTCAGGTTCTTCACTATTAAAGTTTTCAACTATTTTAATTTCGGCAATATTTGATCTATAAAGTTTATCAATAAATTTTTCAAATTTTTGTGCATCTGTTTTTTTACGAACTATCACCTTTACAATTTTATTTTCATACTCAGATACATCAAATGTTTGATATGGAGTATCCTCATAATAAATATGATAAAAAAGACGATATGGATTATTGACTGGAATATGCTCCAATGTTTCTGTGTCAAAAATATGAAATCCACGAGTATCATTTATATCATTCCAAAACATCTCATATGGATTTCCCAGATAAAATACCGTTCCGTTATCAGAACGAGTATGATAATGACCAGAAAATACTTTTTTGAATCCTTTAAAAATATCGGAATCCATTCCTTGGTCCATAATGGTTGTAGTATTTGCACGAAATCCTTGCAGTTCCAAATGACCCATTACAACTGGCGCTTTTGTAGATGAAATCATTTTCATTGTTTTCATTTCATTTTCAGAATTAATCCAAGGAATAAAAAGAACTCTCAAATTTTCCAATAAAACTTCTGTTGGGTCTGAGATAATTTTTACATTTGAATATTCACGAAGTAAAAGATCTACTGCATTTACTTGGTTTGTATTGCGATAATAACTTGTATGATTACCTACAATAGTATATACATTACAATTTAATTCGGAAAGTTTATCATAATAATTACTTTTTGACCAAGAAAGTGCAGCAAAATCAATACCTTTACGACTATCAAATGTATCACCCATATCAATAACAGTAGTAATACCATACTGTTTCAATGTTGGAAAAAAAATTTTATTATAAAAGTTTAAAAAATAATCGTGAAATAGTTTTGAATTTTTACGACACCCAAAATGCTGATCTGAAATAATAGCGACTTTCATTTTAAAATTAATATCTCAACTTAGTGTAAATATTATCCTTAATTGAATTATAGTCACTATAATTACTTCCGTCAAATAAATTATCTTCAAATACTTCGGAAAATCCTGATCTTTCTAAGATTTTATTTTTAATTTCCATTTGTCTTTTTTCTCTTTGAATTCTACGAAGAAAGGCATAATGTATAATTTGAGTAAAATACGCAAATGGGTTCTGAGATTTTGCAGGATCAAAATTGTGTATATATTGAACTGAATTCTCAATTCCATCAGAAATCATATCTTCTTTGAACATATAATTTACAAAATTTGGTTTAAAGGAAAGGTGATTTGCTATTTTTAAAAAACAATCTCCGATATATCTTGGTATTGGTGGTTTTGTATCCCAAGATTTTGCCCTATCATCTTTTGTTGGTTGATTTCCATACTTTCTAATAAAACTTATTTCAACATCTTCACGATATTTAATAAGTGCTTCAAGAAATTCTTTATTATTTACATAATGCTCTGACCTTTTTCTTTTGGTCATAATTGCTGTGGTTATCATAAATTTTATCATTATTATGTATGAATATTAACATATTAAGGTGGAGTTGACAACCCTACAGATTCACACTAGACTACCTTTGTCTCCAATGAAGGGGTCACTCTGATCTATTATATATCTTCTCTAATATATCTTTAGCATCATTTACATTAGCTATGTAACCCATTTCACGAGTTATTTTTGATTGATTTGTTTTTTGTTTATTTAATTGTCTAATAAAAGATTGATACATCATTATCATTTCAATATCAGATGATTCCGACATAGTAATTATGTCATCCAAATTAAGTATAATCATATCTTCAGTTGTTGTTTTTAACCAAGGTTCTATTTTATAACCAGCAGCACCAGTTCTTAATTTAAATTCAGAAACAATAATAGGATTGGAAACAATTAATAGTGTTCTATTCTCCTCTTCTGATGCTGCTACCTTAGCAAATATTTCTTCTCCAGTCTTAAGCTTAAGGGTACAATAAAAATCTTCTTCAATCATTTTTTTTAAGAGGTACAGTAATTATTTCATATTTAAAGTTTTCTTCTGCATATATTTTAATTCTTTCAATCAGATGATTTAGAGTATAATTTTTTCTTGATTTATAAGTACAATCATCAGAAATGTCATAAAGAGTTGCTTTTGTTTTATTTTTTCCCTTTCTTAAAACTCTTCCAATTGATTGTAAATTTCTTATTCTAGATTTACTTGGTGATGCAAAAATTACATTATGTAGATTTTTTATATTTATACCAGTACTAAATGTTCCATAAGAAGCTACAATAATTGCATCATTTTCTCTTTCTGTAATTTCTCTAACCAATTCTCTTTCTTCAGTATCTACTCCACCATGTATAAAAAACACTTTTCTTTCACCCCTCTTATTTTTATTTATATTTTCAAATAAGATTGATCCATGAGTTTCTACCCTAGAAAATAAAACAAGAGTATTACCTTTTAAATCAAGAGTAAGATTTGTTATAAATTTATTTCTTTGTGTATGAGAAATTAAATATTGAATTTCATCTTCATAAGTTTCAAATTTTTGGGGTAAATGTTTAAGAACGATACAACGTATATCAAGTTGAGAAAGATGTCCTTGTTTCATCAATTCTTCTGTTCTTGTAATTTTATAAGTAGGACCAAAAAGACCTTCCAATACCCATTTATGAGTTTGAGATCCATCTAAAGTACCAGTAAAACCAAATCTATATTTTGCATTGTGAAGTTTAGTCATTATTGATATTAATGACTTCGATTTAAATTGATGTGCTTCATCACCAATAATTACATCATAGTCATTAAAAAATGTTTTATCTAATTTATAGATTGACTGCCAAGTTGCAATTGTGATAGGATGGTTACTACTTTTTTCTCTTCCAGAATAAATCATATGGCAACATGATTGAGAATCCATACCATAATCTTCAAAATCTTTATATAATTGACTTACCAAACTTGTCGTTGGAACAACTACGAGAATTTTTTTACCTTTATTCATATAATAATGCACGAGGGAATAAATCATCAGACTTTTTCCAGATGCAGTTGGACTTATCAATAATTTTCTATTATGCTTTAAAGCATCATATACTCCATCTATCTGATAATCTCTAGGACTATAAGAGCATATGGATTTCATATAATCTGTTACACCTTCAATTGAAATACCGTCATTTACTTCAAATGGAGTTCCATAAAATTTATTATCTTTAAATTCATATGTGTAATTGTGTATAGAAAGTTTTTCAATTACTTTATCAAGTAATCCAACATATATTTCTCCAGTATGAGTACTTAACAAACGAATTTTTCCATCCCAATATTTACTTCTGTATTGGGACATAAATTTTGAAGACTCTACTTCAAATGTAAAATACGGTTGAAGTTCATATAAAATATGAGGCTCACAATGAAGTTTCAAAAATACTTCATTTTTCTTTTCAATGATTACATCACTCATAATACTCATTATACTATGAGTATTTATTTGCATTATTTGATGATATTTTTATTAACCCAATCCAGACATAAATTTTTGATAATCAATTGAATTTTTAATTTGATATGTTCTATTGTGTAACATTTTCAAAATATCATTGAGGTAATCGATCATAATATTGTAATAGTCTATTTTTAAAATAACAGAAGATAATTTTTCATCAGCGTCAAGATACTTTTGCATTGTATCTTTATCTCTAATTTTCTTTGGAAATGGACACTCGATATAAACTTCAGGATCTGCCTTTCCAGAATAATATTCGTATCTTTCGTGCCTAATATTACTTTTTTGTTGTTCTGCTTTTTTCTTAAGAAGAATTATATTATTATATAAATCAAAATATTTTGCGTGAAGAGATGGTACTTTTAAAGATTCTGTATGTAAATTGTCTATATCTATTTTCGAATCACTTTCCCACATTTTTTGAATCATCTCTAAACTAATACTCATAATGGATTTCCATTTAAATCTGTTATATTGTAAATAGTATACTTGAAATTTACTTCTGCTGTAAAGTAATTTATATCAGTATTTGTAGCATCAAAATCCAAAGAAGTTAAACTGTAAGGCCAAAGGTCATTGAATTTAATTTTAAAATTTGGTCTCATAGAACTTCCTAAAATAGTTAATGTTCCATCAGAAAAAATATTCATCATTTTTGAATCTGAACCATCAAATGATTTATTTTCATTTTGTAACTCAAATATTTCATTTAAACTTTCTGGATATCCCAAACCTCTAATCCATTTTTGTATTTCCATATAATTTTCAAGGTCTTCATCTACAATAAACCTTAAATTAAAATCATCAAATTGCATTTTATCACCAGGAACATCAATATTTTTTAGATATGTTGGTTGCTCTGCAATTCCTAAGGTAATTCCTGGTATATTTGCCAGATTGCTAAAAAAAGATACTTTTGGTGCTCGATTTAAAGTAAATTCAAATCCTGTGGGAGATAAGAAATTTCTATTTTTTATCTGTCTATCTGAGATATTAGATGCCATTTTGGATAATTATTGACTATGAGTATATAATAATATTAGATATTGTGCTGAAATGTTTAAAACTAAAGAAGAATTAAAAAACTATTTATTGGATAATTGGAATAAGTCAAATTTCATCAAAGTATCCTTAAATAAAAATGTTAAAAATATAATAGAAAATGAAACAACATTTTTAAATAAGTATTATCAAAACATTCCTTTGAGAACCAGAGCTTATGTGATAATCAATGAAATAATAGAAAATACACTACCAAAATGTAAATGTGGATGTTCTCAAGTTTGTTGTATTGATAGGACTTATAGTGAAAGGGGATTTAGGTTGTATGCTAACTCAGAATGTTCCAGAGGAGATAGTAAAATTGATGAAAACTCTAAATCAAAACTTGAAAATTATAATTGGTTATTTAATGAAAGAATAATTTTGAAAAAATCAATTGAAAACATATCAAATGAATTAAATGTTTCAACAATTTCTGTAGTTAAGTACCTTAAAATGCATCAATTGCATAATTTAATTGATGCAAGAAGAAGAAATAGTTATAGTACAAAAATATTAAGTGACAAAGAGAAGTTGAATGAATTATATGATAGTGGATTGACCTGTGAACAAATTGCGGAAAAATTAGGAACTACAAAGTCTACTGTATCTCGTTGGTTGAATAATTATAATATTAAAATAAAAGATTCAAACTCATATGAAAGAAAGGTTAAAAAAATAAGTAAAGAGGAAAATACATTATTTGAATTTATATCATCAATTTATTCTGGTACAATTATACAATCAAATCGTTCAATATTAAAAGGAAAGGAATTAGATTTATATCTACCCGATAAAAATTTAGCAATAGAATATAATGGTTTATATTCTCATCAATACAGACCTACAGAAATTAAAGAATCTTTAATTAAAGATAAATCTTATCATTTAAATAAAACAAAAGAGTGTGAGAATCAGGGAATACAATTACTTCAATTTTATAGTGATGAATGGTTAAATAAACCTGAAATTGTAAAATCAATTATAACAAGTAAATTAAATTTAAATGAAAAAATTTATGCAAGAAAGTGTGAAAAAGTAATTATAGACACTCATACAAAAAATACATTTCTAAATCAAAATCACATACAGGGTGAAGATAAAAGTAAAGTTAAACTTGGATTATTATATTGCAACGAATTGGTATGTTTAATGACTTTTACTAAATCAAGATTTAATAAAAATTATATTTGGGAACTTTCTAGATTTTCAAATAAAATTGGTTTAAATGTAATAGGTGGATTTAGTAAATTATTAAAATGGTTTAGAGAGAATTATGATGGAAATATTGTTTCATATGCTGATAGAAGATATTCAAATGGAAATGTTTATATTAAAAATTCATTTAATATAATAAAAATAAATTCACCATCATATTATTACGTTGATAAAAATTACAACCAAAGATATAATAGAATGAAATTTCAAAAAAAACTTATTGGTGCTTATCAATGTACTGAATTTGAAAAAGCAAGAGAAATGGGATATAATAAAATATTTGATTGTGGTAATATTTGCTTTGGTTTGGAATAAAAAAGGGGAGGTTTCCCTCCCCAAGTATTGAGTTTGAAATAAAACTCACATAAGGTTTTTGATAGCAACTCTTCTGTAGTAACGGTTAGAGTTAACTTGAAGTCTTCCAAGACCTTGAGTTGTACCTTCTGCAAAGGGATTAGCAACCATACCATAACGAGTCTTAAATCCAATCTTGGGTTGGAAGGTATTCTCACCAACGGCACGAACCATTTGGAGAGGAACATAAGGACAATAGAAGAGACCAGCGTCATAAGGAGAAGAACCCTTATATCCAACAACATAATACTGGTTTCCTGGAGAAGCATTAGCAGCAGTCAGGTTAGCAGCATATGGGTCAATATAAACGCGGAATTTGCCCATCAGAACACCAGCAAAAGTATTGCCAGTATCATCAACGTTCAGATTTGAATTAAGAGCAGGAGTATAGTCAAGAACTCCAGCCATTGTTAAAGCAGATGCAACGTCAGCAGAACAAAGAACAATGTTGCCCTTTCCTCTACGAGTTCTCTGAGTGATAGCGTTAGCATCTCTTTCAATTTGGAAGAGAAGACCTTTGAATTTCTCAACAGACCAACGACCGTTAGAGTCAATATCAAGGTCAAAGACACCAGGAGTTGCAACGTTTTGAACTGCACCCTGTTCTGCAACCTTATAGATGGTTCTGATAACTTCACGGTTGATTTCAGCAAGAATCTCTGTGGAGAGAATATTTGCCAATTCCGCTTCAGCATTCAAACCGTGAATTGCCTTCAGGTCTTGTGCAAGCTCAAGACTGTACTCAGCTTTGAGTGCTCTAGATTTTGCAGTAACAGTAACTTTCTCAATTGAGAAAGCCATTTCGTTGAAGTTATTACCAGCAGAATCTCCAAGGATTTCTGAATCACCTGTAGGCATTCCTTGACCTACGTTATATGCGGTATCAACTCCACCACCACCAACAGGGTTCAATACAGATGGGTTTGAACCAGATTGAGTTGTAGTACCAATACCAGCAGCTGTACTACCAAAACCTGCAATGTTAAATCCAGCATCCTGACCTGAGAATGCAGAATCTACTTCGTTATAGAAGGCTTCAGATCCACTCTGATTGCTATATCTAGAACGCATCGCAAAGATGAGTCCAGTTGGTCCACTCATAGGCTGAACGCCAGCCACATCATAAGCGATGAGGTTAGGCATAGAACGTCTGATGAGTGAAATCAGAACTGGGTCAAAACCTGCAGTAGGACCACCAGCAGCGGAACCACCACCAAAACCACCTCCAAAACCAGCGGCATTACCACTGTTGGTTGGTGATGCTTCCATCAGGTTGGAAAGATTTCCAACTTGGAATGATTGCTCTTCCCTTAAGAATTTTTCTTGGTTTTCTAGCAGGACAGCGGTTACAGCTCTACGATGAGAATCTCTGATTGAATCAAGACCCTGATAATCTAAGAGAGGTGCCCACTTTTCCTGCAATTGTTCGGATTGGAACATTTGCTTTTTACCTTTTACTAAAGTGCGTTTTGTGTTTGAATTATGTTAAATTCAATTATTTACTAAATGCTGAAAGAGTTTTCAGATATGCGTCCATAGAACCAGAATAGGTTTGGTGTGCAATGTCTACACCCTCAGAGAGAGTGTCAGCTTTAGTTGAAGGAGATGTTACTCTTAAAGGAAAATATGATTCCTTTAATGTCTCCAGTTTTTCACGATATTCTTGTTCACTTTCAAACTCAACACTTTCGGCAAGTGAAGCGAGCTTATCCTTCTGAGTGTCTGCAAGACCATCAGAAACTTCTTCAAAGATTCCATCGGCAACCGCCTCTGCGAGACGCTTGTTTAGTGAAACATTTTTCTCAATTTGCTCGTTGAGTTTTGTCTCCATTTCATCAAGTTTTTCTACCATATTTTCAAGTACATCATATTTTTCTTCAGGGATTGATACATAATGTTCTTCAAAAAGACCTTTCATTCCAGTGAGGAATGATTCAGTCATTTCAGTTTTAAGCCCTTGCTCTACTGCAAGAGTATTTTCTTCCATCCATTCATTTGCAACATACTCAAGATATGCATCTACACGCTCTGAAAGTTCGGACTTAATTTCTTCAACTTCCTCAGCAAGAATCATTGAATATTGCTCTTCAAGAGATTCTTTGATTTCATAAACTTTGGAGCGAATAGCAGCTTCAAAGATAGTGCGTGCTTTTTCTTGAAACTCTTCTGAAAGATTTTCACCAGCAAGAAGAGCATTTACATCTTCTTCAATGTCAAAGCTTTCTTTCATATCATCTTCTTCATCATCTTCTTCATCATCTTCTTCATCTTCTTCATCATCTTCTTCTTCATCTTCATCATCTTCCTTTTCCTTTGCAGCTTCAGCAATATCTTCATCTTCTTCATCATCTTCAATATCTTCTAACAGTTCTTCATCTTCTTCATATTCTTCCTTTACTCCAGACATAGGCATTGCTGCTTTTGCTCCTTTATTTACAACATCTTTAACTTGCTTAAGAGTTGAACCTGGAGTTTTAAGTTTTGCTGAATCATCATCAGTACGATAGTTGGAAGGATCTGGTCCACCCAAATCTTCCCATCCTCCAGTTTGTCCTGGTGTTGTACCAGATAATTTTGGAATCGCATCCCCTGCCTTAGCATTAGCATTAACGGCGGTTTTGGATTGCTTTGTGCCTACTTCCATTTCTTGTAAATTCCCACGAGACATTTGAACTCTCCGTTTACCTTTAAGTTATAAACTATATTTATTTATAAATTTATAATTTACAATTAAAGAGAATTGATGAATTCATTAAATAAAGATAATTTATATTCTTCTAAAATATTTTGATCTACTAGACTATTAACTCTTTTTTTTGTATTTTCAATTAGCCAATCATTTCTTGATGCATCATAGACCCATTCAACACCTTCCATAATTCCTTGAACAAATGCATCTGGAGCAGAAGGATCTGCAACAATATCCGCTGCAGTTGCTAACATAAAATCTTCACCAACTTCAGTGTACCCCTCAACCGTTTGTTTTACTGAACCGATGCCTCTAGAAGAAACTCCCAAAGTTACTCCTTCTTTTAAAAGAGATTCTGCAATTTTTCCCATTGGTGTTGAGAGAATTTGAGCTTTTCCAATGAAATTATTTCCATTTTGATATAGCTCTACAATTTTATGTGATACTCTATCAAGATTTACTGTTGGACCATCTGGATGTCCAAGTTCTCCGAGAGCACGCCCTTTATTAACATAATTTTCAGTATAACGCTTTACCTCTCTTTCCATTACATTAATAGGATACTTTCTACGATTGCGATTTACACACTCAGCCTGCAAGAAAGTTCCCTTTATAAAAAGAGTTTTTTTTCCATTTATACTTTCAGTAAGAACTTCTATATTTTCAATTTCTTCTGTGATAAGTTTCATTACGCTTGTCCTGTAATTTGTACTTGTTGAAAATGAAGTGTTCCTGGACCAGCACCAAATGCAGATATTCTTTGTGATAGTCTTATTTCAGCATTAGGTGAATTAAATGCAGTCACAATACCAGATGAGTTGTAATTTACAGTCATTCTTGTTTGATAGAAACCATTTACTCCGGAAGAAGTATCTACTGAAATTACAGGAACGTGAGTAAAATTATAATAAGATTGTCCTGTTGCAGTTAAAGTGACAAAATCACCTATACCAAAAGGAACTTGTGTTCCTTCAGGTACTGATACAATTGTTGTAGTTCCTGTTATAACACCAACAACCCTATTTGATGCTTTAGTTAATGCAAGTGTTGCTGTTTGATTTGATGGAATAAAATAATCAGTATCAGTTGCTGTAGGATTAGTTCCTATTGCAACTTGAGCAGATGATCCTACAGCAACAATTCTCAAAACGTCAGACTGTACCGAAAAGGGAGCTGAAGTTGTTGCAGAACCCGATGATATTGAAAATGAGGAACTTACCCCAACTGGTCTGTGGGCCATTATTTTTTAAATGCACTTTGAGTTATTTATGTTTTTCAATTACTCATTATCATTAAACATAGAATCTGCCACTTCTGGACGAAATTCGTCTATTTTTTGTGCAGCTTTAGTAAACAAAATATCTTTAATTTTGTCACTAATTTGAGATGGAGAATCGTCAGATGCGACCATATTCATTAAATCATCCATATGTATAAAAATAATAATCTTTTTTATTTATATTACTCCACCTTTAGGCATTTCAACTTGCTTTCCAGATGCAACTACATCTTTTGCTTGAGATTCAATATCAGGTTCAATTACAGGTTTTCCCAAATTCATTTGAGATGTTTGATCTAATGGCATTCCAGTTTGTGGGTCAATAGGAATACTTGGATCTGGAATAACTCCTTTTTTAATTTCCTTTTCAATTTTTGCATCTTCTTCTACAATTTCAACGTCTGTTTGGCGTAGAATTTTTCTTCTCACATAATCTTGTGAAAAATATTTCCCTACATATGGTTCTGCAATTTGTACCATACCTAGCCTTTCGTTTAATAATTCTGCATCTTTCAATTCTGCAAAATGATTATCATAAAGAAAATCATACTGAATATGTTCATCCATCATTGACCAATCTTCTGGTGTGATGATATTTTTCAATATTAATTGAGTTTTTAACATATCACTAAACATATATGAAAATCTTTTTCTCAATCTAGAAACAAATTTACTAAATTTAACTTCATCTCTCAATATTTCAGATGATTTTCCTAAATTAAATCCACCTTCTCCATCCATTCTTGATGGTGGAACATTTAAAGAATTATATAACTTTTTTTGAAAATAATTTATATCTGTAATTTCACCTAAATTCTGACCTCCAGGAAGTGTTGAAATTTCCGTTCCTCTTCCACCTTCTCTTCTTGGGAGCCAAAAATCTTCAAGCATTGCCATAAATTTTTTATCGTCCCTAACCTCACCTGTTGAGTTGCAAGTGTAAATACCACAATCCAAAGCAAAAGTATGATAATCGTGATATAGTTCTTCCTTATCAATTGTAAGGGTTCCCACATCCATAGTATCATCTAAAAATTCAATATTTTTAATTTTGTGATTTTTATAAATGAAAGAGTTTCTATATTCTTTCCAAGAATTGAAACCAAGTTGTCTACAAACATTAATTAAATTACTGTAAGTAAATTTACTTAAAGGTTCTCCCAAACCTTTTCCTTTGCGTGGTCTCTTTTCGGAGTTTAGTTCTATCCATGAAGTAAAATCAATGTTATCATTTACAAAAGAAATGGTATTATTTAAACTTAATCTTCTTTCGGCACATTCTTCAACAATATTAAAAATTTGTTGAGTATACTCAATTGTTTGTTTATTAGATAATTTTTGTCTATATTCTTCTGAATTTTTTCCACCCCAAAGAGAGTTTTGAGCCAATTGGGTCATTTTTTGGAAGTGAGATTTTGGAATTGCTTTACCTCGCTCTCGTGCAGAATTTCTAGATTCTTCAGTCCAACCATTTCTAATGTTTTCTTTAAATTTTTCCCTAAATTTAATATCAGTTTTTAATTTATCTTGAAGAATTTCATTACCTTTTTTTGAATTATTAACTATTTCAGTTTTTGATAAACTATGAATTCCTGATTTTTTCAGGTAGCAATTTTTTCCACCTTTAGAACCATATATTTTACCATTTTCAATTTGCTGCTCTTTTGATATATTAAAAAATGGTAATCCCAATTCTCTCTTTCTTTGAGCACATACTTTGCCTCCTATTTTACCAGCATCACTACAATGTTTTTTATGGTATTCAAAATGGTCATCACGAGACATTCTGATCAAATTCTCTGGAGAATTATTATATCGGTCATAATCCTTATGATGAACTGTGCATTTATTCTCATCAATCCTTTCTTGATTAAAATTGTATTCATTTAAAAGATTATTTTGATCCTTCCAATTAGAAACTAATCTGTGAGTAAAAATCCACTTCTTACTTTCATTTTCATATAATTGCTCATAAGTAGAATTTTTATTTCCTGGAATATTATTCTGTCTCTTATAGTGAGGAATCATAGAATCTCCAACTTTTAGATCTTTTGCTTCTACTTTTCCCTTATTCCAAACTGGAAATTTGTGATCCAATGTACACGTAATGGCTTCATCATTATCTAAAGTAATTCTCATTACTTTTTCGTTTTTGCGAGTTACTCCTGCCCAACTTATAATTCCAGGAGCAAATTTTCCAGTTTTAGGGTCACAGGAATATGCCCAAAGACGGTTTCCTTCATTAAATTCTTTTGTAATCTCAGATAGAGATAGAGTTCTACCATCTAAAAGGGGAATTTTGGTATCCATTGCAAGACAAGAATCATAAACAAGTTTATTTCTATAACGCATCATCACATCACGAAGATATTGTTCTGCCTTAACTTTTGGAAGATTTCCAACATCAATATAAAAAATTCTTCTTTCAGGGGCTCTTGATAATCTATAAATTACAAGAGAATCTTCAATCATTCTTAATTGATTGAGAGATTTAATTGCTTTATGTAAATATGAAAGTGTTGAACCTTTATTTCTATCTACAAGACCTGAAGTGCAATATGTTATTGAATCCTTTGTAAATTTAATCCCACTAGTTCCACCTAAAGATGATGGATTAGTGGTTGGATAAGACATTTTAGGATTGTAAACAAAATACTCTTCAATCTCAGGAAATTCATATTCCATTGGATCATCAACATTCATTCTCCCCAGACGATTTATTTTTTTATCATTTTCACTCTTCTTTTGTTGACGAACATAACGCATTTTCATTGCGTCAATGTATCTTAATTCTTGTATTCCCGCTTCTGGATTTTTTAAATCTATAACTTTATGATAATAAAGTCTACCATCAACATACCAATTTCTGTAAATTTCGTGTGATTTTTTATCAAAATCTAAAAGTTCTAAAATGTACTTAAACTCTTGCCTTATTTTCTTTTTTATTCCATCACTAGCATTTAAATTATCTAAATCAATTTGTATTGGCGTATCATTGGTATCACTAACAATAGCTTCATTAACAATATCTTCAATGGCACTATCACATTCTGGGTGAAGTGCCATCTCACGATATCTTTTAATTAGATCGAATTCAGTTCTATAGACTCCTTCAATATCAACGTAAGAACCAAAGAATCCACTACTTAAATAAAAATCTGAAGAATCCTCATTATTGGGTGGAACTGGAGAAAGTATAGATGGGGATTCTTTTCCCTCATCTTCAATAGAGAATCCAAATAATTTTGCCATTATATACTAAGAACGTATTTTAAGTATTACTATTTATCAATTAATAATTACATTGGTTGCATCTGATCCATTAGTTGGTCCTTGTCCTGCAGTCCAATAAAGTACTTGAAACTCTACACTATACTCTTCAATTGAATTTTCAGAATCATAAGAAAGATCAATTGCAGAAACATTAGTTGGAAAAATGCTATTAAATTTATAAGTTCTTAATGGTGTAATTGCAGAGCTATTGAGAATATTGCTATTATTTATTGATTCTTTGGTTCCAGCTCCTCTTCCAAGTTGGTGAACATAAGCATCTACCATATATGAACTGGGATTAGTTGCTCCCGTGGCATTTTCAAGTTTATTCATATGGTTCATCCATCTTTCAAAGGCAGTTCTTAATTTGAAATTTTCATCATTAATAATAGTAACATTCCAAACATCAAAACTTCTATCACCTGCAACTTTAAGAGTTCTTCCTCTAAATGGAACATCAATTGAAGCAATTGTTGAAGCTGGAAGTGATGCTGTTTTACATAGAAATTTAAATGTTTCAGATTCTTCTCCAGGCGCAACATTCCATGAACTTGCAATTGAGGTTGGAAAAGTTGGAATTTCAACTTCAAATAAATTGGATCTTGCACCACCACCAGCAAGTCTTTCTTTAAATCCAGTAATTGTTCTGAGTGTAGACATTTTTAGAACCTCCGTGTTTTTTTACTAAAATTAAATCAGACTCTACCAGCCACTTCTTCAAAAGAAATGCCGGTTCTAGTTGCAACAAATGTGAGTGTGATATAATTAATTGATCTAGTTGGCTGTAAGAAAATATCAGCTCTAAACTCATTGTTATCAATTATATCAGGAGTATTATTTGTTTCATCGCAAATTACAAGATAATTAAAAATTCCATTTTTTGCCTGAACATCTCTTAGATATGGTTCAACAATATTGACAAAGTTTGATCTAGTTGTTTGATTGTTTAACTCAAAAAGTTGAGCTTGGGCAGATCTCTTTAATGCCTGCTCAACAGTCAAGAATAATCTACGAACATTGATTCTATCAAAGGCAGATGAATATGCTAAGGCAGTTTTGTCTCCAAAAAGAACAACTCCAGAACCTGGTTGATTAATAATAGGATTTATTCTTGCTTGATAGAGTAAATCTCTTTGAGCTTTTGTTGGATTGTAAGCAAGTTTGATTGCATTATTTAACACACCTCTTTGTAATCCTGCTGGAGAGAACCAAGGATAGGCATTAATATTTGTTCTGGCCATTAAACCAGCAATATCAGCATTACAAGGAATATATCTGAAAAGATTATTAAATCTATCAAATGTATACTTATATCCATTATCAAAAATTGCATATGATGAAGATGATAATGGTGAGAAGAACTGAATAATATTATTTGTTTGTGTGGTTGTATTTGTTATATCAACTACACCGGCTCTATGTGGAGAAATTACAGCCACACAATCCTTTCTACTTTCAGCAATAGAGATTAATTGATTTGCTTTTGCCTGAGACTCTTCAATAGTATCAAGCCCAGGACCTCCAATCAGATAATCTACCGCAACTTCATCTTCATTGGTAAAAAGATTATAAGCAGTAACAAGACCACCAAGAGTTGCTCTAGAACCGTTTCCAGTATAATCTGCTCCTGCAGATAACGTGAAAGATTGATTTCCAATTACATTAAATGTAATATTCTGAGCATTTTGATTCCAACCTCCATTTGAAATGGAAACTGGAGAAAAAGATGCACTTGGAATTCCAGAATAAGTTGTAAATCCCCCAGAAACTGGAGTAATGTTATTTACGGTATCTGCAGAAGTATAATAATTTGTTCCGGAATAAACATAACTGGAGAAGTTTGCAAGATAATTTCTATACCATACTTTTTGTGGAGAATTTGCTCCCGAAATTGCATCAGTAGCCTTAGAAATTCCAACGTGCTTTTCTAAAAGATTTCCTTGAACTCCTGTGATGGAACCATTATCATCTACAATTGCAATATTTAAAGCATCATTATTACAATTTCTTGTCAATGCATACTGAGTGGTAATAGGCTTTGGTGCAATAGATCTCCAATAAATTGTTGAATTTGAAAGACCTAATGTTTGTTCATTATACCAATCAAGAACTGAATTTGCTGTTACTGCTGAACCAGTAGAAACTCCAGAATTGGATATAAATGTAAGGGTTTTATTTGCTACAATAGCACTATATTCAGATCCTTCAGAATAAGTAATTAATGTTTCTGTTCCACCAGTTGATACTCTAGAAAGAATTTTAACTTCAATTGTAGAACTTGCAGTTGTTATTCCTGAATTTACACCAACAACAATTCCTTTTAGATATCCATTAAATGTTGATGTACTACCAGATCCTGCTACAACTGTGCTAATTCCAACAGAAACTCCAAATCCAATTTGAGCACCAATTGCTCCAGGATTAGTTGTTGCGAGTCCAATGATTTGATCTGCTTTATCATCAATTACACATACTTTCAATCCATTAGCCCAAGTTCCAGGTGTCCTTGCTGCAAAATGATATGCGCCAGTACTCTGAGAATTATAATCATCAAAATTATTAATTTTTACTGTTGCAGTTGTACCATAACCAACTCTTGAATTTTTAAGATTATTATCATCAACTCTTACTACTTTAAGAATTCCACCATAAGAAAGGAATGATGAAGCACTCATCCAATATTCAAACTGTCTATCTGAAGAAATTGGTTTTCCAAAAGTATCTATTAATGCTTGTTCATTGGTGATATCAATAGCCTGATTTACAGGACCAATTGAAAAAGGACCAGCAATTGCTCCAATATTATCCAATACATTATCTGCCCTTCCTACTGTTAAATCAACCTCTCTGATTAGTGTACCAGGAGATAATTGAGGAGTTGCCATTTTTTTCTCCGTAAGATCTCAGTTTAACTAAAAATTATTTATTAAAAAATAACTTTACGTGGGGGAAATATGACGTGAATTATTACCAGTCTGGATATTGCCAATTTACATTTAAATAAGTTAATCGTTTATTATTAATAACTCGTTTTACGGTACATTCTTTACATTCATATGAGTATGATGATGCAACAGGCCCTCTATCCTTGCGAGTTCTATAAAATTCACCTACCAAATTTTTATTTAACCCACAAGATCTACATTTTCTGTCTGTAAATAATAAGTGACCCAAATTCAGTTGCTTATCAATTTCCATATTTTGTTAGTATTTCCACATATAATCCCATTCAGTTGATCTATCTCCATATTCATCTAAAAACCATCTATCTCCATCTTCATCAACAAAGGTCTTTTCTTCATTTAATCCATCAGATATAAATCCAAATGGTGACATATCTTGCTCTATTTGATTCTTTTGTTCTTCATATAGTCTTTTTCTTACGTCTTGATCAGTAAGTTCTTTGAAATAATCTTGAGCAACTAACCAAGCATAAATGACCAAGCACATTGCTAGGTCATCATTGCAACCTTCCTCAGCCTCAAAAGAATTGTGTTTTTGTATAAAAGTTGTTAATTCTGAAATTATTTCATAATCGTTTAATATCAATTTACTTTCTTCAATCATAGTCTTGAGATTAAGACATCCAACTTTTTTAACAGTTTTTGACATCTTAACTCCTAATTGAGTCTTTTTACCCGAAAATCCTTGCCCAACAATTTGACCCGCCCTTCCTCTCATTGAACACATAAGAAGATTATTATATTCTAAATCATATTGAAGAATACTTGCTACTTGATCTCCAACATCGTTTACTTCACATAGAATATAAGAGTTATTATACGCAACTGCTGCTTCGTGTATTACACTTGGGAACAACATTGGTTTTATTTCGTTATGCCTATATTTCGCAACAACTTTATGAGGAAACTGAGTGATATCTATTATAGTAAATGCTGAATAATCATTTCCTACGCCTCTAGCAACGTCTACAGTAATCAAATAGTCGTGTTCTTCTATAGGGTCCTCATAGACATCTAAACCAGCACTACGGGCCTTTGGGTGGTCATATACGAGCGTTCTGAGTTTACTTGGTGCAATAAGAGTATCAACAGAACCTAAAAATTCACAATTATGTGATACTATATTATTTGAATAATATAAATGATCAGTACCAGAATTTACAATATCATATAATTCTATTGGTTCATTAATGACTTTTGATCTTTTTAAAAAGCAACCACCATTTTTTGTGTAAATTTCTGTAAATTTATCTAAATCTTTTGCTTTAATTATTCCTTCAATTGTAGATAATGGATGGTCTAAAGAACATTTTAATTCATTTCCATCTGTAAATGTTAAATGTATGTACTTATTCTTTGTTATTTTATTAATACCAAAAAAGGATACTAAACCTTCTGGTGAAAGTATTTTGTGTCCTTTTTTGTTTAATACTACGCTTTCAGGAATTGTATGCACTTGTTTAAAATTTTTTCAGGATAATTTTTATATTCCAATTGTTCTTTTGTGATATTTTTACTGTTCGTTTTTGAGTTGCTCATATAAGTCACCTATACATACATCTATTATACCATTATTTATTGTAGTCTCAAAGGATAACGATTCAAACTCAACCTTAAATTGTTGTTCGCTGGTGTTAGCAATTGTCTGTTTTTTCCATTCTTCATCTCTACCAGGAACCTCACTCCAATGAACATCGGTAAAAATATATTCATTTTTACCTTTTTCAGCATCGTGCCACATTCGGTAGAAATGATTCATACCGTGTGGAGTTGATACAATAATTACTTTTGTCTGTTTACCTGAAGTAATTGTAGGATATACTGATGCGAAGAAAGAATCTGCGATATGATTTGGTACGAACGCAAATTCATCCAAAAATAAAATATTGAATGACATACCACGAACCGCAGAAGCAGAAGTAGAAGCAGCCAAGATTTTACTTCCATTTTCCAATTCCAATGAACCTTTATTCCAAGAAATAATTCCTTGCTGCATCCATTTTGGTAGATTTTCATATGCTGTTTGCAATCTATCTAAAAGTTCTCTTGCAGTTGCTGCCTTGTTTGCAAGAATACCAATATTTACATTATCATTAAATACTGCATAATGTAAAAGGAATGCAACTACTGTTGTTGAATTGTGTGTAGGTATAAAAGTTTTTCCACATAAAAATAAATGATCTTGATTATCAACTGAAATGCATTGCATAGGTTCAGTTTCAATTTTACGAATATCTTTAATATAAAGTCTTTTATTTTTTGGATGGTCTAAACTATTTTTTTGTCTTTCTAATTTTCTTGGTAACGTAAAAACTTCATATTTATTTGTACAAAAACTTATGGTTCCATATAATCCAGAATAACCGGATATTTTTTTGTACCTTAGTCTACTTTTAATACCCAATGAAGATAATAACTCTCTGACTTGATGTAACAATTTTCCATCTTTTTGATAAAATTCACAAGCACCATTTGGAGATACTGAACCATCAGTATCCATCAATCCCTTTAAAAGTTCTAATCTTTGTGAAGTTGAAGATCTTAAATATTCTTCTGGAATGATTTTTTCAGATATTTTGTTTATATCTTCATATAAACCAGTAATTGCACCATTTGATTTTGAACCATCTCCTAACCAAACGCCAAGAGTATAGGGGTCTATTGGAAGCTTAATTTCTGGTAAATCAATTGATTCATTTATTTGGATATAAATTGATGACGATTTAAATACTTTTTTAAGACAATTAAATTTTTCTATAATTTGATTTGTAGTCAGTATTTTTTCTTTATGATACCAATCACTATGAGAAACTTTCCATAAATGTTCACCACATGCTTTTATAATTTCTCCATTATCAAATTCAATCTCATAAGTATCTATTTGTTGTATAGGAGATTTTCCAATTACTTTTGTAGTTTTCCCATCTCTTGCAAAAATAAGATCACCCACATTCAAATCTCCCATATTAGTCCATCCAGTTGGTGTTGGGATGGGTGTATCAAGGGACAACATTTTTCCAGTCTGACGAGGCATCTTACAGATATTAAATCTGTGTTTATGGAAATTATTAATTAACTTTTCTTGAAAATGATATGGTTTAAATGATTGTAGTCCATGATCAAGAGTAACAATTTTTACATAATTATTTGCAAAATAAACAGGATCATTCATACACTTCACAATCTCAAAAACCTGCTCTTCTGTAAACTCGTGAGTGGTATTTGCTTTTTTAAGTAAAGGATTGCCAAGATATACATCATTATTTGACATAATATATTAACCTTTATTTTTTAAGTATAAAATTGCATTTTCTAAATTTTTAATATTATCCTTAAAATTTCCTAGACCTCTGTTACAATGATGGCATAACATGCCACGAAATTTTCCTGTTCTGTGATTGTGGTCCATAACTAATGAATAAATTTTTCCAACATGAATATTATTTCTAGAACCTGCTACTTCATTTCCACCACATATATCGCACTTTTCTTGTTGTTTTAATTTTCTAACCTCATCATCACTTAATTGCCCTCTAAATTTTCCTCTACATATTTCTGCTCTATAAGTTGCCCTGCATTTTCTACACCAACTATCCAATCCGTCTTTACATTTGTTATGCGGAGGAAAATTTATAGTGTCTCTTGGTTTATTTTCTTTACATCTAGTGCAAGTTTTTGTATTCATGCCCATATCACAACTTTAATATTATTTATGTAATGAAGTAGGCATGAAATTTACCACTTTACTTTATTTGCCCAATAAGCTGCTGACATTGGACCTTTCGCAATATTTTTTGCATGTCTAGATTGAAATTTATGGCGGCGACTTGCATATGCTTTAGACTCACCTTTCTTTTTAGGTGAACCTTTCACTCCCTTTTGCCCAAAACGAATAATTTTCTCCTCTCCCCCAGAACATGCCTTAACAACATGTGATTTTCCTGTAAGAGAATCTCCTACTGCTTGTGATTTTGGTTTATTACACTTCATTTTTGATTTATCTAATCTAACTGCTTCATCAACTTCAACCTCCTCACTCATTGGCTTTATATAATTTTTATTTGGCCCTAATTTTGCTGAACTTCCTCCTTGAGGACCAAATACTTGAATGAGTGGCTGTCCTGGTTGAATTTCTGATGCAGTATGATGAATAACTACACAACCTGGATAAACTTTTTTAAGTTCATCATTTAATTCTTTTCTAGTTGGAAGTTTTATTTGTGGGAAGAACATTTTAATATAATAATACTTTCCCCTCCAAGAAATAGTTGTGGCAATTACATTTCCAGTTTGTGATTGAAGTCTTGTTGCTTCGTTTACCTGAGATTTAAATCCTTTAATTGGTTCTGGTTTTATTAAGTCTATAACCTCAGCAAAAGTATTTCCTTCTGAATCTTCTATTGTTATATCTTCAGTTTTTACACAATTTGGATATTTTTTACCGAACATTTTCTTCATTCCCTTTTTTTTATAACCTGCCCAACACTTTTCATTAATAATTTCATCTATGAGTTTGGTTGAAATACATTCTTCTTTATTTAAATCAATAGGGGGTAAATCAACTGGACCCATTAATTTTTTTACCATTTCTGATGGTAATTGTACTCTTTGTTTTGGTGTCATATTATGAAGTTTTTGTTGTGGCTTTGTGAGTGGTTTTTTATTGCTACTAATAATAAAACTTTTTGATTCATCAACATCCATCTCACCACTATCAACATAATCCGCCGCAGCATCAAGATAATCTGCTGCTTTAGTAATCTTTGATTGAACCCATGCTTCTATATTTCCTTCACCTTTCATTTTTTTCTTAAGTCTTTTTACTGCAGATGCAATAGTTGAGAGTTCTGATCTTGCCATTGAATGTTCATGATCTTTTTCGTTTGACTCTTTAATTGAGCATTCGTCTTTACCGTGTATATCACAAAAAACACCCCTTTTCGTGTTATTACATTTTTTCGGTCCTTCAACTGGTTTTCCTATACCAACTTCTGTTGGTTTAATTGATTGTCCTGGAGTGTTAAATCCTGCTGGTATTGGTTTACACACTTCGTCAGTATTACACCAATACATTCCTTTACCACACTTTTCTTCACCAATAATTCTTTCAACTATAGTTGGATATGATTCATTTTTATTTCCCCAATTTTTAGCACCAACTTTACGACATTTAACAAGTGCTCCAGAGGCATATGCACTTGGCCAAACATCATAACGAGATTTTACTTTATGGTAACAAGCATCCTTTTTACCATCACTTTTATTTTTTTTATTCTTTAACTCATGTAAATTTACTTCTTCAGTTTTTACATTTGTTGGTTTAGAACCACCAGTTTTTTCTGGTTGATTTGGATCTTTTCTGTTTTTTCTTCTAAACGCACGTTCTTCTTCTTCGTCCGATAGATTTGATGCCATCTTAGAACTTCCACACTTTGGAGTCGATTTTTGTCCTTGTTGACGCGCACATGGGGCACCCGCAAAAGGACCACCTATCTGCACCCATCCCTTTACAGTTTTTCCAGTTTTGGGGTTTTTTCCACTGGATTTTTTAAACCAATCGTGAAGACTTTCATCTCCAGATTTAGTTTCTTCTTTCACATCTTTAAATTTTTTATGATTCTTTTTGGCCTCTGCTTCCATTTTTTTCAAACGGGTATAATAATCTGGAATTTCATCAAGATGTTGAAGAGCAATATCTCTAGCCAATTCATGATTATTGGTGTGTTCATGTTCAATAGGCTCTCCCATATCAAGTTGATTTTGTATAAAGGAAGCATCAAGACGATGCTTTTTTGCAATTTGTTCAACTGTTTTATAAGATTTTAATTTTGCCATTGAGTTTATAATTACCTTTTTATATTTATTAATCTATACTATCTTTAGATTGTTGTTTTAAAAGTTTAGATAATTCGGCAGTTGAGCCTACAAATAATGCATTGTTAACTGTTGTAGGTCCTTTTGGCTTATCGTCTTCAATATCCTTTAAAGTTTTTTGGAGTTGTAATAATTTTTCTGCAGTTTCTCCCGTGTTTTTTATCAATTGACCAACAACTTCATATGCACGAGGAGCTGCAGTGTCTTGGGCCAATTCAAGAATTCCATTAATTGCTTCTTGTCCCTTTTCAATTAATGAATATAAATTTGCTCTTGCATATTCATAATCTTTTTTAATATCAATATCTCCTATAATATCTGGTTTAATTTCATCTACGGAAAGCTGTTCTTCTGGTGAAACTATTTCTCCCTTTACATTAAAAGTTTCATTTAATTTATCAAATTTTTTTGTCATTTTCATAGATATTATAAAATAGATCCAGTAAATCCAAAATCATCTCCTATTTCTATTAAATTATTATCTGCAGCTGTTATAAGTTTAACTTCAGTTCCTGATACATGATTTGAAACTTGTGTAGAATCAGACCCCCTTACAACAGTTAAAATGTTATTTGATTTTGATTTCACATACATAGACTCATCATTTATTGTAATGTAAGAACCTGATGATATTGTAGATGCATTAACTACTGTAATTAAATATTCTGAGGTATCAATATCTTTTGATAATGTCGTAACAACATTATTTGTATAACTTTGCAATGCTCTTGGTGAAGATGAATACACAAGGTCTCGTCCTGTAGATTTAGAATCCGCTCCTGGAGAATTTGCAGACATAAATCCAATAGAAACTTTTTGAATAATATCTTTTTCTGCTTTTGATACAGGTCCAAAAAGATATATTTTAGCAGTAAATCGTAAAGTATAAATTAAAGCCCGTCTTGTACTAAAGTCTCCTTCATAATCATCTGTCATAGTAATTCCCTCTAAAACAACAGGAATATCTCTTTTTTCATCTATTTCATCGATTAATTTCAAAGACATATTATAAGAAGGTTGAAAATATGGTAATATCTGTTCTATTATTTGAAGCATATCATCATTAATTTTAGTCATAATATTGAGTTCAAATTCCATATTATATGGAACTGGCATAAATGATTTTCTAACGTCTTTTTTATCTGAACTTAAAGATGTAACAAAAGTTTGAGTTGTTGTTACTTTTCTTGTTGAATCATAATTTAAACCAATGAATTCAAAGGACATTCTTGGTAATGTAATTTGAATCGGTTTATTTAAATCTGGAGATTGCTCCAATCTTGCTAAGAATTTTTGGGATGGTCCATACGATAAAGGAACTTTTATTTCACTTACTACCTGTGATGAATTATTTTTATGTTTAATTATAATATCATTAAACAAAGAACCAAATGATATTATAGTTTTTCTTAATATTTCGTGATAAAAATATTCAAACATTTAAAAGATACCTTTATACCATATTGATATATTTAGGGCATACCAAAAGGATTTTTTTCACTAAAGTCTATGATTGAAGCAGATTCTTCTTGTATGTCTTTATTTTCTGCATAAAAATCTGTAACATTATAATTTTGAGTTGAAATTAATTTTCTAGATGCGCTACTAGCAGTTCCAACTATACTTTCACCTGGAGTAAATTTACCTGAAACTTTTGATATTTTAAGTTCATTCGTAGTTGAGTTCCAAGAGTTAACAATGGCTTTAGTTCCACTTGTTGAGCCAATAATAATTTCATTAACTTTAAATGTTCCAATACTTACATATGGTGGAGCTGCTATAGTTATTGTAGGTATTGAAGTATAACCAACTCCACAATCTATCATAGCGATTGAAGTCACAACTCCAGATGAATTGATACTCGATACTGCAATTGCAGTTGTTCCAATTCCAGGAGAACTTACCGTGACAGTTGGAGATAATACATACCCAGAACCTCCATTTGTTACACTAATAATTCCAACTATTCCATTAGCAATTTCTACAGTTGCTGTAGTTCCAGATCCTCCACCACCAATAAATGAAATACTTGGAGTAACAGTGTATCCTAAACCAGAGTTTGTAATTAAAACACCTTGAACTTTATTTGATGTTACTCCATTACAATCTATAATATCAGATATCATAGTTGCTATTCCAGTTGCGGTTACACCGCCAGCTGGAGCAGATGAAAATACTACATTTGGAATTGAAGTATACCCTCTACCTCTATTCGTAATTGTAACTTTTCTTACTCCACCATTGAATATTGATGCAACCGCTGTTGCTGTGGATGCAATTCCCACTAAAGTTAAAGTTTGAACGTAACCTTGGTCCTGTACGTTATCATCTATATTTTCTATGCTAGTATCAATAAGTTCATCTTCATATCTGAATAGTTCACAAGTAAGTTGATATGTATAGTTCTTTTGTAATTGATAAAATGGTTTTTCGTGCTCTACATATTTTATTTCAAAAAGTCTATCACCCAAAGGAAAATAAATTAAATCTCCTTCCTTTGGTCTTGATGATAATTTTATATCTGTAATATCTTTTATCAAAGGTGAAATGTAAGTTTCAAATCTCTCCCTTGATATTGTGATTGTTAAATCGTCTAACTCCTGTATTCCAAATTTGGACATCAATGTTCCCAATCCATTATACCCATCATAAGTTTCAACATAGGCTTCTATTGGATAAGCGTTTTCAAATTTAGATTCAATAACTTCCTTTATAATTGATTTAGTTGTTACATATTTTCTAGGTAAGTAATATACTTCAACTCCATACATTCTCAATTGTTCATTGATTAAATCTTGGATTAATCCTTGTTCTGTTTTTGAACCTTGTTGGAAAAATGGATTAAGCATTTAAATCTACCCAATCATATCTAAAGGCGGAAGTTCATAAGTAGAAGACATTTTTTCCATCAAAACATCGATTTCTCTTTGTGCATCATCATACATTTGTCTTCCATTCAATTCCACTCCACCAGGAAGCTTAACTCCTGTAAATTTCATCATATTTTGCCCCCATTGTCTTTTTATCAATGAGGTTAAATAAGGTTTTAAGAATGAATCATTCCATACTCTTGAATAATCATTTGGATCTAGAGCTGCATAGCAATCTATAATAAAATATTTACCCACAGATACTGAAGACCAATCAATATCTAAATATAGTCTATCTTGTCTTTTATTAAATCTTATTTGTTTTTGCGTATTTAAAAGAAAATCTAAATCTTCCAAATAAGTTTTCACCATAGCATAACTAAGAAGTTCTACTGAACCCCAATAGTAAATATCATTTAAAAATAATTGATATTTTACACTGAACATATTATGTGTAATTGTATTTGTACCATCAAATGTAAATATTTTATTCACCCCAATAACATTTGGGGGTACTTGTAAGTAATTGCTATTTTCATAAAAATTAAATGTTGTTGCAGTTCCAACTATATTTGTTGTTACTGAAGTACTTGCAATACCTACAGAACTTTTAGCATTAGCTCCATATCCAGCTCTACCCCTATCAATGTCATTTTGTGTTACTTGATACTTAAAAAACGTTGGGTATACTCCATCAAAGTGCCTTTCTTGAAAAAACTGAACTGCATCATCAACTAAATCTTCAATTTGCTCATCCGCAACATTAATTTCTAAAACTGGCGCTCCCAGTTTTCTTTTGCAGTAATCAATTAATTCTTGTCTGGTGGATGGTTGCGCCATTTTTATATTTTATTCCTTAAAATATTTAGATAATATTTTTAACATTAATATTTGAAACAACTTCTTGCTGTTTTAAATATAATTTATAAAAAGATTTTGCAATATCCCTTAAACTTTTACAGTCATTAATTGAATCAATTTCTCTTGAATATTTTACATACTCAAAATTTTTATTTAAGCTTTCAAGAACAATATCATCTGGGTTCATTAATAATACTCCTGAGTAATGTTTTTATTTCATCTAAACTTGTCTTTATAGTTGTTATTTCATTTTCAAGTTCATTGATTTTTGATTGTTCACCTTTAACTTTATTTCTTCTTGTAATATAAGTATCATAATCACTTTTATTTGTATTAACTATTGCATTTGATTTTAGATCTCTATAGAGGTCCTTTTGACCTTCAACTGGAATTAAATTCATATCAAGCAAGGGCAATAACTCTTAAATTTTTTATGATTGGAACAAAGGCTTGAGATTTACTTGTACCAATTAATTTAATTCTAAATTGTTTAAATGTATTTGATAAATTGGCTGTGAATGTATAATCTTTAAAATCAGATGGTGTGGGATTACTTATAAATCTATCTTGCTTAGTCATTTTCAAATCTGGACTTCCATCATTATTTTCTAAGCTAATTGATGACTGGTTATCTGGATTTATATTTCCATAACCTGGGAATAGGGTAAATGTGTTATTATTTTCACCAATTGAATAAAGTAATCTGATATCAGAATCATTATGAATATATGCATCAAGTAAAACTTTTATTGAAGAAGCTGGGTTATCTAGAATAATTTGATTTGATATGTAGGAGAATAAATTTGGGTCATCACCAATTGTATTAACTCTAGGATCTTTTATATAATCTGAAATAGGATTATTAATTTTATTACTAATCAATACCAAACTATTGTTAGATAAGTCAATTGTAGGACTAACTCTAGAATCTGAAGTATTTAAATTTACATTTAGACTAATAGATTTGTTTGCTGGAATTCCAGTCAAATATGTAGACTCATTAATTTTAGACGCAATAATTCGTGATGAATCAAAATAATTTATTGTATTATTTGATATATCTTGTAAACCTTGATCTACAAAAGAAACTTCATTTCCACCCAGACTTGTTCCACTGATTGTTCTAATTGATGATTTAATATTTGTACCTGTTGGAGAAGTCTGTCTTATATTTGGTATAATCATTTCAAATGGGATATTATATGTCGCTTGACCGTTAGTTCCCCCAACTTTACTTGTTCTATTAAACTTTAATTTCCCAAATCCAGTATTTACACTTCTATCTACTCCATCAGTAGACATATTAACTTTAACGTAATAATAATCCGCACCTATTCTTTCTTTAATTGCACTACTTACATCAGATAAATTGTGAGTTTTATTGATTCTTCTCAACGAAACTCCATTTAATTCATATTTTTCAACAAAAGTATCTATTGGATAATTAAATCCTTTTGTTGAGTCAATCTCCCTTGACACACCAGTTAAACTATTTGAAATTAGATTTACTCCAGTATAACTCAATATTTCATTTGCTATTCTAACATATCCTGGGTTACTAGCACTCACTAAAATATTTTCAAAAACATTAAAACCAGAAATGCTGGAAACAAATAGTTCATTACTAGTTCCACTTGAACTTGGATATTGTGATGTCAGTTTACTTAATGTAGTACTAATTCCTGAAATATTAGAAATTGTTACTTTATTTGATGATGAATGTAAACCGTGATTTCTATGGAAAACTTTTATATGTTCTCCATCTGTAATTGTATTTAAATATGAGACTGTTAATGTATTTCCATTATTAGTAAAGTCAGTTGTTAAACCGGAATTATTAATAAATTTGAGAGTGGAACCAATACTAATTTCCCCCTGAATGTTATCTACAATAATTTGATTATTCCCATTAATTTGAGAAACACTTAATCTCATACCAGTACCCAAATTCTGAGAACCTATTGTGATTGGTGTTAAAATATCTCCTATCACATAACCAAAGCCCCCGTTATCTATGGTTGCCCCTGAAGCAACTACACCACCATTATTGATAGTAATATTTGCAGTTGCATTTAAACCAGAGCCAGTAATACTAGTCAATGCAACACCAGAATATGTAGTGTTTGATCCAGTATATCCAATTCCAGAATTAATAACTTTCAAAGTACTAAAAGCACTTCCAGCATACCCAACAAGAGTTCCAGTAGCTGTTGCAAGTCCGACATTTTGTTGTATTACAGTATTTCCAAGAGTCAAATTTGAATTTGTAATTGTTCCAGATAAAGATACTTTAACTTTATTTGATTCAACTATCAAAGGATCCTTTGTCATAATTTGTAGTTTTTCATCAAGATCTGAATTAAAAAACTGAGTAAATCCAGAAGAAACGAAATTGGCCCTATAAATCTCAAATGTTAAGTCTTCATATTGACTAGGAGACCACGTTGACGCATTTTGAGATTTGAATAGAGAACCAAGAAGTCTTTGTGTGGTAACTAATACTTGATTTTGCTCAGAATTTAATGTTGACACATCAGATTCACCAAGCCTAGATATCCATACATTATATTCATTTGAATTTGAAATTATAACGATAGCATATTCTTTTTGTCCAGACAGATATACTGGAGATTCAAATTCAAATGTTGTAGAAACTGAAGCATCTTCTGAAATATTAATTTTATCTGGGGTTAATTCAACTTCAGAAAATGGAAGAATTTTTTGATTTGGTACTCCCAGTTCAACTTCTCTGATTTGAACTGTAACTGGAAGAATATCATCCTTTGTTCTAAAGTAAAGATCAACCTTTGTAATATAAATTCCAGTTGAGTCATCTACCACAAATGATTGTGCTAAAGGATCTAGATATGCTCCAGTAAGTCTAGTATTTGTAGATACATTTGTAACATTTGTTGTAAGTGAAACAGTTTGACTTGAATTACTTGAATCTGATATAGAATTTTCCTGTCTAAATCCATTATCAACTTCAACTCTGGCATTTCTAAGAGAAAGTGTAGATTGTTGTGTTGTATCAACTTCACCTTGAGAGTAAAAAGTTTCTTCAGCAACAGTAGTAATAACTCCAGGAATTTGTGAATTTGTTGAACTGCTGGTCAATTTGAATCTAGATCTTCCAGTTTCAAATGTTGGAGAACCAGATAATCCATTTGGAACTTGGAAAGAACCTATTAAAGTTCCAATTCTATCTGTAACTAGTCTAACATTTTTTATTGTAGCTTCAGAACCTGATGTTAAACCTCTAAGTCTCATTCCAATTTTTATAGAACCATAAAAATTAGGATTTAATTCTTCAGAAAGAGAAAACGTATCAATATTTAATATTGAACTTGTTGATGAATAGTTTTCTGGAATTGATACATTTCTATCATATGGATTTCTATCAAATGTATCAGTTGGATTATTGTATGGGCCATATTTATGATTTGATTTTGCAACTCTAAATTTAGCTTCAATTTTATTAGTAGATGCTGTAGAAAACTGACCGATTACAGTTTCTCCGACCTGAAATGACCCAGAAATCATTTCAATTTCAATGAGTTTACTGAAACAATAATCACTGACGTTTACACCATCAAAGAATGGATAAACTTGTGTAAATGGTTTTAATCTTTTAGATGTAAATTCAATATTTCTAGACCTCATATATGTAATTACATCTCTACGAACAACTCTATCCCCTAAAGTTTCCGTATTTATGACTTCTCTAACTTTATATTGAGAACCAGTTCTTTGTTGACTTAATCCTACATTTAATGTTGAATTTGTAGAAACATTGGTGTTTGTTATTCTATCTACAGAGGTTGTTTCAGTTCCAACTAAAAATGATTCTGGAACATTTGCAGCATTGGGCCATCTAAAATTCCTAAATTCTTCTAAAGTACCTTGCCTAAATCCATTTGTAGAATTTGTATTTAAATTGGATGATGAACTTGTGCTTGATTGTGATGTAAAATTAACATCAATTCCTGTAGTTTCCCAAGAATTCCAAATTACAGGGCTTACTCCTATTCTTTGGCCATCTTGGTCCGTATTTATTTCAGTTCTTAATGCTTCAGCAATTCCAAGGAAAGAACCTTCTACATCAATATTATTTACCTGCAACCTATTAGTATCAACCCAAACATCTGTTGTGGGATTAAGTTGAATAGATCCTTCCCAAAGCTTTACTAAAAATGGAGTAACATTCTCAGTTCTTGTTGCAAAAGGCTGCTTTAACCAAGAGACTTCATTATAATCCAAACAAATAGTATCACCAGTTCTTTTTATATTGGAACTGACAATATTAGAGAATCTTTTATCATCATTTAATTGAGTTGCGCCTCCAATTCCTGGAATTGTAATATTGGCGATTTCTAATTTTACATTAGATGTAAAATGTGAAGGTCTAAGCTCACCTTTAGCTGTATCAATACTATTTTTAACACCATTAGATGTATCTTGTGTTAAAAGTGAAGTAAAATTATCAACATAGAATCCAGATTTAAATCTGTTTAGTCCAGTTCCGTCATCAACAAAAAGATTTTGAGTGGATGATTCTAATGATGAAAGAGAAGTATAATACTCAAGATTTTTGATTCTATTTTCAAGATTGAAAATATCCTTCATTTGATATCTTTTATGTTGAATAAATTCAATCTTGGCATCAGAAGTATCATATAGATATGCGGGAAGATATATGTTTGCAATATTCATAGCACCAGAAATTTCTTCTGGTAGAGTTGGATTATCCGATGGACTTCCGTATTTTATCGTAAATGATTTATCTTTGGTCAAATAAATTCTGTCAATTCTTGGTAGATAATATGAATATGATAAAGTTAAAGATTCATCTGCACAAATAACATCTCTTGCACTATGTAAAGAGCTATTGAAAGTTCTTCCAGAAAATTCAAATGGTGATCTGTTTCCTTCAGAAACTGAATAATCACTAACTCTTGGTCTGAAATCTACAATATCAGTAACTCTACAACCAGAAATTTTTAATATTTCTGATTTATAGTTAAATGATCCATAAGAATTTACAGTAGTAATATCACCAATATCTGATGCATCATAATAACCTCTAGAAAATACTACTTTTAATTTTCTTTGAACATTTTCGTTAGTATTTCTAACAATTTTTGAATAATCATAGTAAGTTGGAGTTTGTCCAGTAATCAACTTATAATTCTTTGTTACATTTTTACTTCCAGGATCAATTGAAGAAATTATTCCATTTACATTGGATTGTTTAAATTTTACAGTTTCTCCACTCAAAAATGTAATATCATTCAAATAAATGAATCCTATTGATGTATCACTAAGTCTTTCTGAATATAAAGCTTTTGCACCACTTACGTTTCCAACTACAATTTCACCAATAAGTAAGTCATTTGTCTTTGATGAAGGCCCGTCCATAGAACCTATGATTGCAGAAGGTATTTTAGGATCTAAAATATCATTTGATTCAAAAATTCCATAAAGAAGTCCTACATCTGGATAATTTAAACATATTTCTTTATCTTGAACTCTAGTTCCATATGGATAATTTCCATAAATTAAACCATCATTTGATGTAGATTGACCTATTCCAGATGAAGGACTTGATGATTTATTAATGATAATACTATCTACAACTTTCTTTTTCTTTAATTTTGATGTAATTTTTGATCTTTTTAAAGTTGCAATTAAAGTTGCTCCAGTATCATTGGAACCTAGGTTGTTTATTTTTAAATTGGTAGAACCGGATTGAAATTCAAATTTATCTGATGTTAATGTTTCTAAAGAACCATCACTTCTAATTAAGATATATCTCTCTTCATCAAATGGTAAAAATGTATTATTTTGACCTGCTGAAATTACATTTGTAGAATTGCTTGTAATTGTAACATTATCAAATTGTCTTCTTATGATTAATTCAGACGATGAGAAATCAACAGAACTTATATTTTGTTTAGGTAAGATGCTATAGAGACTATTATTTCCAGATACATTTTCACTATTTCCACTAGATTGTAATTTTGTTGATAATATTGATAAATCTGTTACATTAATTGTTGATGCTGAGAGTGTTCCATTGACAACTCCTGGCACATTTTGTATGGATGAAATTTCAAATTGTTTTGTATTATAAAAAACTCTTCCTACCTTTGCATATGAAATTGTAGAAATACCAGATTGGCTAAATTTTACAAAATTTCCTGAAGTAACAATTCCAGAAATATTTGTATTATTTACAGTAACTGTTGAAATTCCTCCACTAAAAGAACTTATGGAAGCAATTCCTATAAAATAAGACTCTGATTGTATAGTATCAGCACTAAATGTTTTTCCTGTTCCTACAGTGGAATGAACGGATTTTATATCAGAAATACCATAATTTCTAATATTTGTAATATATCTTGATTGATTTGTTGTAGTTGTTGTTGACCCAAAGGAAATATTTTCTTTGGGTGAAAATTGACCATTAATTTGATAAATTGTAATTGTACTTGAACTGCTTACAGAATTTCTTAAATAACCAGTTGCTCCTGTTGAGTCTCCCTGAATAAATGTAGGCACATTAAGTGTTACTGGTTCATTTAAATCAGCTATTGAATATGTTTGTATATCAAATAGAGATAAATCCCATTGATTTATATCTAAATTACTGACATCATAACCACCCTGCTCCAAAGAAAAGTCATAAACTCTAGCACACCCAATTTCCTGCCCTGAAGCTATTCCTGCATTGCTTCCTACTCTTTCATCCCTCAAACTTAAAATTGTTGTTGTATTAAATCCAATTAAAGGAGAGCCTGTAATATTATTTACTGATAGAGTTGGAGTAAAATTAAAATTTACTGCTTGATTTTCTATTGTTTTTGTAGTTCTTGGTTTTGGTACATCTAAAAATGTTGATCCATCAAAACTTACTTCATATCCCTTAACATAAGCTTTTCCAGAACTTATTTTATAGATTGCCAAATCTTCACTAGGAACTGATCCATTGTATGTTAATTCCCCTTCATTGAATATACCGTCATTCCCAATTCCATCATTTAAACTCTCTTTACATAAAGTTGAAAATGATTTTACATAATAATGGCCAGATTCATCAAAAGTTCTTTTTGCCAGTTCATCTCCAATAATATTGTATTCAGTATTATTGTTTAACTCCCTAATAACACCATCTTTTACGGTTGCGAGTTGAACAAAGCTGGTATTATCATAGTTATCAAGGTCTTTTTTATATAATGATGCTGTTATTTTTAGTCTATCTGCTCCAGGGGCAGAGTAATTATTATATCCTTGAGAATTATCTGTTAAATCTTGATCATCATCTGATGTAATAAGTTCTTCATTTACCAATAAACCGACTCTATAATTTGGTTTATTGGTATATTGATCTAAAATTAAAATTTGGTCTGAAACCTCGACAAAAGTTCCTCTTAAAAAATAAACTCCATTTGATAATGCAAATGCAGAACCAACAGAAGTTGAATTAGTAGAGATAGTAGATGCAAAACCTTCATCCACATTGATAAAAGTATTTCCAAATTGAATTGGAGTTTCTGAAATTAATACCTCATCATCTGAAAATTCTCTTTGAGATAAATCATTTTCAGATGATTCAAGATAATCAACATAAAGGGTTATATTTCCTCTTTCAGATTCATCTGCACTTATTACTTTAACTACCTTGGCTTTTACTCCTGAATTTTTTCCATATATTTTTAATCCTTCTAAATTATTTAAATATAAAGATACTGGAATTCCTGAATATTCACTATTAATCTCTATTGCATAAAAATTACTAATATATGTCAATTGTCCAGGAATTACTCTTGCACCTTCTTTGAAGAAATGAGAACCAAATTGTTCTATTTGATTTTGAAGAATTGATTGTAAAGATGTTAATTCTCTAGCCTGAATTGGATAACCTGGCTTAAATAAAACTCTATAATAATTTTTATTTTTATCAAAGTCATCAAAATATGGATTTATATTAAGATTGGTTTCTTGTGACATAATTTTTTATTAGAATTGCAAAATAACTTTGATATCTTCTTTTTGGTTTAATGACCTAGTAATAGATGGTCTATTATCAATGTAAATCATATCTCCAGAATATTTTTTTACTTCTGGATATGAAATTCCACTCTCAAAATACTGACCAAGATTATATGTTCTATTATTTATAGTTGTACTTATACCAGTGAATGAAGTATCAATGGGAAGATTATTTGATGTTCCTACTATAATATTTGAACCTCCAGTTCCTGGACTTGAAGTAAAACGATATAAATTATATCCATATTGTGGTGTAAATGATAAATTACTAGTTCCACTTGTAAATCCAACAAATGACCTATCTTGCCAATATTTCAAAACTCCAGTTTTGTTATCATATGAAACTACTTTACCAACAGCAGTTTGGCCTGTAGAAATTGTTTGAGTTATTACTGAATTTGCATTAAACGTTGCATTACTATATCCAGCACCAACTTTTAATGCATATGTATTACTTACTTTTTGTTGATTTAATAGTGTTGTTGTTCCATAAGAGACTGGATTTTTTATTATACCAACTCTTGCTATTTTATTTCCAGTTATAAAGTCTGGATTTAAATCATCATTTTCAATTCTAGAATATACTAAAACATTTTTTGCCCCCAATTCTTGGTAAATATCAAATCCGTGCCCACCAGTAGGGGGAATAATCACATCAAATGTGGGTAAAATATTTCCAGTAATTCCAGCAGAATTTAAATCTACAATTCCATAGGTATATCCACTTCCTCCAGTTGTTACATCTATAGACTCTACTGTGGAATCATTTCCAACTACTATTGTTGCTTTAGCACCTGAACCATCACCCAAAATTGGAACATTAGTGTAAGTTTTTGCATTTCCTAAGCCACTTCCTCTATTTGTAATTGTTATTACTTTTAATTGTCCACTCTTAGACGCATCAGAATGTTCTCTGACAGAAGCGTTTTCTAAATTTGTATTCCAATCTTTAGGAACAGGAATAAAATTCAAAGAATCAAATTTAATTAAATCATTTGGTTTTATTGTATAAAGATATTTCCATATATATCCATCACCACTTAATCCAGCACTTCTTGGTTCCAAATCAGTGAATAATGGCTCATCCAAAGAAGGTTTACCTTTTGGATTTTCTGGGTCTTTACCATTATGTAAACAAATATAAACCCTATAATCACTATTCATTACATAAAAATTAGACTCATATAGACTTGTTCTACTTGAGGCAGTTGAAACTCTATTTACACTAATATCCTGGCGATACAAATCATATGTTGTTCCAGATTGCCATTCAATTCTTTTTACTACTTGCCTGATGTCATCATTATTAATTTTTTTCAATGCAACAACTGTATCCCAAATATCATTATAACTATCAAATGAATCTATTGGAGAAGAAGGATTTGTCTCCCAAGTAGAGCTGTAATCAGTAGCATTTGTTAAACCAACAAAAGAATAATAAGAATTTGAAGTGGAGGCAATAGATGTGATAAAATTTGCTGCACTTAATATTCTAAATTGATCTGTTATTATAGCTGACATTTACTTTTGTAATTTATTTGTATTTATTCTACTTTATATAGAGTTATAATTAGAATATCTTAGAGGATTATATCTTCTAACTATTGGAGTACTGTTTAAACCAACTACTCCGAAATTAGAATTTACTGTATATTGGTTTGAAACTGAACTAGTTTCTATTAATCCCCAACTATAATCACCATAATATGAACTAAAACCTAATCCTGTTAATCCATTATAGTTGGAAACACTAACAACAACTCTTGTTACTGCAGTATTTCCAACTCCATATACATCAGTTGATGCAGAAGATACGGAAATTACTTGATAAATGTTATCAATTCCAGTTGTTCCTATTCCTATAATTGATCCATTTCTTCTCAAAGAAGTAACCCCAAACCCAACTTTTGTATTTGAAACTTTGAGATAATAATCTTGTTTTATTTGACTTTGCGTTATTGTTGGAGTTACTACTGAAGAGTTTCTTAAATATGACTGTGGAATATAGAGATCAAAAATTAATCCAGTTGAGGCAAATCCAACATTAGTTGTTCTTATTCCAGATATAATACCAAAATCTCCAGAATAAGAAACATTTTTTATCAATTCTTTCTTTAATTTTGGAGGTTCTATTAAAACTAAAGGAGGATTTGTGAATGTATATCCAAATCCAGAAGATGAAATTATCACAGATGAAACTGTACTGATGGATATATTAGAGTATGCTAATGCTTTTCCCGTAGTACCTATTCCTATTGGATTTTCTATTGTTATTGATGGTGATGTTGTGTAACCAACTCCACCATCAATAATAGATATTGATTGAATAGTTCCAGCAATAGATACTATTGCAGTTCCAATTGCACCGGATTGATTATTATTTTCAATAATTTCTACCTTAGAAATTATATCACTTGTTGTATTTTCTGCTTTAGAATCAAATATAGTTTTTAAAGTATCAACAAAAATTTGAGTTGATCCAATTCCAACAGACTGAATTATATTACACACAGGAAAAATACTTGGCTCATATATAATCCTACTTTTTCCAACAACGACACCATCAATCACAGCGTCATTTCTTTGCTTGCACCAATTTACTGGTCTAATTAAATTTAAATCTGACGTAATTCCAATTGAATTATATGGGATTGTATTTACGGTATCTGGAAGTATAATATCAGTTACTGCACGCTCTTCTTCAGATAAATTTAAATCATTTGAATTTATTCTCAATTCATCTCCAGTTTTTATGGACTCCAGTATATCAGTATAAATTACATCCACATTTGGGGTTCCTTTGTAAAACATAATTTTACTTTTACTTCCACTTTTAGGAGCTTCAGAAAACTCTATATAACTTCCTCCATTAAAATTGTAAGAAACCCCAGGTTCTTGTAGAACATCATTTATAAAAATTAGAAGAACTGAGTTCAAATCTATAGTTGAATTTTTCTTTGCAATGATTGCAAATCTGTTTCCATTATCAGAAATAGGAAATTTTTTTCTATTTCCATCAAATAAAGAACTAATATCATCTAATTTTTGAAGTTCTCCAATGGACCATCCACTAAATGAATCATTATAAATTCTATCAACTCTAATTGAAAATTGACTAAATGGTTTTGATGTATCGGTAGGAATTCCAGTCAATCCACCAGATTGAACTGTTAAGATATCTCCAACACTATATGAATATCCATAGTTTTTAATCGTAAAATCAATTACACTTGACCCCTGACCAACTACAATATCAATTTTTGCTTGAGAACCAATACCACTACTAGAAGCAGTATGAATTAAAGATAAATCTGAATATGATAAGGGGGCATCAAAAACTACTTTTGGTGGATTTGATGATGTATATCCAGTTCCAGGATTTGTGATTGCAACACTCACAATATTTCCATTAGTTACTGTTGCTGTTCCAATATACTGTATTTTTGGAGTTCCTGAACTAAATGTCTGGACCCCTACTCTCACAATTGATTGAATTCCAGTTCTGTATCCAGAACCACTATTCCCAATACTAATTGACTGTATTGTTCCAGATATGGAAACTATTGCAGTTCCTCCCGCAGATACTAGAGGCTGATACCCAAATCCACCACTAGAACCAACAGAAACGATAATACCACCCCTAGGAACACTTGAGTTGTTGGGATCATATAATGTAGATGTTGCGGTTCCAGTGAAATTTAATTTTGTTTGGGATGAAATTTCAGATAAATTGTAATCATCTTCGGGATTCTGAAAAATATTATTCACCAATATTATAGAATTATATGAAGATATTCCACTAATATTTTGATTTCTTGATGTTAGATTGAATTGTTTACTTACAGCGTTAAAATTTTGACTTAAATCATCAAAAATATAGTTATTTTGATATGTTTCTTGATTTGAGTTTGAAATTCCAGATCTTATAAAAACCCTACCTTGAAATGACGACCTAATATTGATATCTCCATTGATTGGATCATATACTGGACCATATGGGGCATCTGAAAAATATAGCGTATTGTCTATAATATTGTAATTGCCTTTTAATTTTGTAATAAGAGAATTACTGTTGTGTGTAGAAAGACCTGTTCCCATAAAAGGTCTCAGTACTGCGATATAATTTGTGCTTCCAACTCCAACTGAAGAAATTTTCATAATTTCGTCATCTATTTTTATTAAATCTCCGGCAAAAAAGGATGTTATCCCTGAGAAATAAGATATGGTATCCGATAGACTCAGATTATTTAATAATAATGATGTTACTGATGTTGAAACTATGGGAGATTGAATGATATTATCAATCAGAATTATTGATTTTGCATTTTGGTTTGTTGCAGTTACAAAATGATTATTTCCAACGCCGACTGAAGTCAAATTTATTAATTTTGGAGGAGCTGACAGTGCATTAATAGATGATGTGCAAAATCCTATAAATTTATCATCATACTTATATACATAAAGATCACCACTTAATTTATTTGTAGTCCCTACTCCGACAATAAAAGTTTGTGCTATTCCTATAGATCCTAAAGTTGAATATTGTTCAGTATTGGAAGATGATTGTTTAGAAAATGTAACAGCAACACCGGAATTTATTTGAGAACTAATTGTACTTGATAAAGATACTATATTTGAACTTATATTTGTTATAGAAATATATCCTTGAGATGTGGATTTGAAGTAATCATCTACTGTCAACCCCAAAACAGAGGATACACTAAGTTTATTTGTTCCAACTCCAGCAATTGCTGTAGTTTGTGTAGTCAGTATGTCAACATATCTGAATGCTTCTGATCTATAGACTACTTTTTCACCACTAACAAAAAAATGATTTGGAATGTAAATTAAATTATTATTTAAATCAACACCTTTTTGGTTTAATGTCGTATATTCCAAACTACCATCAAAAGTCTTTTGAAATATTGGATTAAACTTATGATTTAATGGAAAATCTTTTTTGAAATTAATATCACTAGATTGAAATTTACTTGATCCAGTAGATAACTCTGCATTTTTAAAGTTTATAGAGTTTGGAAATGATGAAAATTCAACATATGAAGCAGAATGTTGAAGTAAAGTAATATCTACATTAATATTTGGTAATGGTGTAAATAAAAGTTCTAGATTTGAAGATAAATTTGAATCAAATGTTCCCAATGAGTTTTGATTATAAACATTTCCATATTCAATTAGGTATGAATCTAAATTATTATTGAGTACAATTACTTCAGATAATTGTACTCTATTATTTGTTTTATCTGTAATTTGAACCAAAAAATATCCAAAATTATTATTTAAAGTTTGTGTTGCAATTATTGATGAAGATGGTGTAGGTGATGATGTTATGGAAACATTTTTAGATGCTATATCTGCATATTTCAATGTTCTAGTTTCAGTAATATTGAAACTTGTATTGGCTATTGAAACAGCAATCACATTGCTTGTCAAAATCTCATTCACATTGGAATAAAAAATTAAATCTAGATCAGTACCATTCGGAATAATTGAATATGTTCCAATTCCAACTTGATTTAAATATGAATTTGTTGATAATGTTATTCTACCATATTCAGAAAATGAAGTATTAGACCCATTTGTAACTAAATTTATCTCATTATATTCATAATTATTCCCAGTATCTGAAGATATTTCAATTAAAATTTTCGATGAAGTAAATGTTGATGGTATTTTATATAAAACAGAAGATGTTCCTATACCAATATTTGAATAATTTGATTTAATCTTTACACTATTTCCAAATGTATAATCATCATAGTCAAAAATATTTTGTTTAGTATCGTAGGATATAAAATTGTAGGAGTATTCATTTCTCCCATCCAATGGAACAAACTCTAATGCCCCCTGGTCTTCGACTTTAACTATATCAAAATTTCCAATTTCATCAAGGGTAAACATTTTACCATATTGGTTTGAATAAATTTCATTACCATCTGTTAAAATTGTAATGACTGAAGACTGTCTTCTATCCGAAAAACGGGTATCATTTACACCTAAAAATAATTTTTTTGATCTTACTTTGTCTACCATTTTTTATATGTAAAAGGATGTTACAAACGATTTGGATAATGATGTATTAAAATTAGTACTTATATCATCAATAGTTAAAACTCTATTACCAATTGATTCAAAATAATCCTGTAGTATTACTGAATTAAATATTATTTCATCACTAGTTAAAGTGTCTTGGACATAAAAATAATTTTCAGAAACTAAATCATAATCATTTATACATTCAATATCAACTATACTATTTAAGTCAGATATAGAAGACAATAATCCTTCATTTTGGGTAGTTGAAATTCCAGATACCAATGGGATTGATTCCACAATCAAATCACTGAATTTTTTGAATCCTAAGGTGTGATTTAAATTACTGACAGCATCATTCCATTCTTGAATTGAAATCTCAGATTTCAAAGAGTATGAAAAATTTTGATAATAATCATTATCTTGTATTCTTTGTGAGTTGTTGTTTAAAAACCCTGTATCTTTATTCCAATTGCCATTGACAATGGATGAAGAATCTATATTACAGAACGATTCATTTTTAAATATATCTCTAATGAATGCTTGTGATTTTGATGTTGTTCCGGTAATTAATGAATTTATGTCAAAATCCTTTATAACTTCAACATTTAAATATTCATTTTCAGAATCCCATTTTAAAACTTTTCCCTTTGTATCACTACCTACAACTTCCTCACCATAGATAAAATAATTTTTTGATAGATTTACTTTAAACTTAGGGAAGTGATTTTCAGATATAATTCTTCCGGATGAATTTTGAGAATCAAATATTCCAGTATTTTCTGTAGATTCAATATAATTTTCTAAAGAGTATGTAATTGCAGATCCAGAACCTCCCAGATTTGTATTAACTCCAACTATAGGAAAAACTGCATAATTATAATTTTTAGAATTAAATCCTTTATCTGATGAATTTACAACAGAAACTCCTTCAACAAAAACATTTTCTCCAACTGAAAATGGAAATGTTCCAGGATCACTAAATTGCTTAGTGAAGAAAGCAGTAACTATTTTTGTTGATGAGTTATATGATATTGAGCTTATTCCAAGTCCATTTGAATTGTTTATGGGAATTACTCTTGGAGTTACATTGTAAAGACCTTTTGTATTTTTAATAATATTGATTTTGGAGTTGATTATATCATAATCCAAATAAACATCATTGACTACATTATCTGTAAAACCATCAATAACAATTAAATTTGGTTTTGTAATGTAATTTATTCCTGGGAAAAGTACCTCAATAGATTCTATTGTGGATAGAGGTTCGACTCTAATAATAGAAGGAAACTTAACAATTGGTTTTAATGTTTTATCGATTGGATAATCATATCCAATATCATTTATATCACACTTATTAATTTTTCCTATAGATTTACTTTGTGGAATTAAAATTGCACCAGTTCCATATATGGAAGAAATCGATGAAATTGAAGGTAATTTTTCATAGAGTGTTCCTTCGGATGTAATTTTAACAGATTCTATTTCTCCAGTTTCTGATGTTGAATTTGTATAGTATCTAAAATCTCCACTTAGAGAAGAATAATTAATATTTTCAAGATAATTATTTTGAAAGCTGAAGCTATTGGATGTTATTCCTGAAATTGTTTTGGAACCATTCAAATTACTGTTTATGAAAACAATTTTATTACTTTCTATTGAATCTTCATCAGATTCTAGATGTAATGTTTCTGCATTTTGAATGATTTTTGGTATCAAGTTATAGTAAATAAAGTTAGGAAATTCAGAATCTACCTTAAATTTAAGATTAGCATTAGAACTAATTCCAATATTTCCAGTTTTATTAATTTTTGAAGTTCCATCAGAATTTATTGGAAAAAATATTGTTTGAAAGTTTTTATCTGAAAATAAATTGAAATCAAATGCAGAAGTATTTCCAGAGCCTATCAATGGAGAAGATAGAGATGAATCTGATAAATCAAAAATTACGTTTTGATTTTTAATAATTTTTACTTTTGGATTTATCTGGGATAAAGTCCCTGCAGAAGAACTTGTGATACTGATTGCCAATTTATCTTTTCTTGTGGCATTGTAATATGAATTAGAAAGCCTAATTCGGTTTTCATCATAAACAATAGCATAATATATTCCTTGATTTTCCAATCCAATAGAAGGTGTGGAGGAAGTATAGATTAATTTTTCTCCAGTAGTATAATTATGTCCATTGATTACAATCAAGTTATTAACCGTATCTATAGATGAAATAGATCTTGGATTAATAATCATTCTATTATGATAATCATTATATCTTACTACTATTGTAGTTGAAATTCCAGGAAATGCTTCAATTACAACTGAATCATTTAAACTTAATTTATGAGTAGATGCTGTGGATACTGTTATAGTATTTTTTACTATATTTCCTTTTGATACATTATTATAATTTGTAGTGAAACTATGATAATTTCCAGTTCCAATATTGGTAAAAAATAAAGTAGATGCAGTTTGTGATATACCTACAAATTCTCCCGTTGTTCCAAGTCCAACTTTAACTGTTGATATTCCAACTAGATCATTTGATAGTTTTGCAGCATAGACAATACTATTATTTGAAAGTGTAAAGTTAGTAATTCCATTTGTTACTGTTATTCCAATTCCACTATTTGTATTATATATTAATTGATCTCCAGTTTCTAACTTATGGTCTTTTAAATATATTGATTTTGTTGGTACTATAATACTAGTTTGTCCTACTCCGGGATTTGAGATTGTTATTGTATATCCAATACCAGCTATTGTTCCTATACCAAGAGATTCTTTTGGATCAAAATATAGTTGAGTATTCAATTTATAATTTTTATTTTTTAAATCAGTATTTAAATTGATATAGAATTTTCTGGGTCTTTCATATAGATATGAGTATGCGGAATGTGCAGAAGAAACTGTTAGATTTTGGTTTCTTAAAACTCTAATTCTAGATGAATCCTTATCAATATTCAGAACTTTAATATCTTCAGAATCAATTCTTAAAATGTCATTTTCTCTTATTGATGGAAAATCGAGAATTCCTGAAACATAAAAATAAGTAACAATTCCAGTTACTGATGTATCTGCTACACCAACACTAAGTATTAAAGATTCTGATCTTATCCCAATATTAAAACCTCCCTGCACCGATGAGTCATAATCAGATAAAGAATTAATGAAAATATAATCATTATCTTGAAAATTATGAATATTACTAGAAAATCCGATCAATCTATTTGAAGATGATGATGGATAAAATTCAACATCACTTGTAACTCTAGATGTTTGAGATATTCCACTAATAGTTTTTCCTTTTATATAATTAACTTTAGCCGATACCCCATTTCCTCTACTATTGAGATTATTGAATATCAATCTGTCACCAATTTTATAATTATTTCCACCTGAAACTATTTTTACAGAGTCTATTGATCCTTTTTTTGTACTTCTTATTTTTATTTTTTGATCTGATAATTGTGATAGCTTTAATATATGGTCATATGCTGAATTTTCACTTAAAGTATTACACGGATTTGTATTTCTAATATAATTTGGATTATTTAAATCATATAAATCTTGATTTGATTTTACATCCAAATTAAATTCTATCGGCTTAGATTTAAATGTATTTCCTATAATATATGGGAATGTAGGTTCCTTTACACTTCCTAATGTTTTTATAGGATCTACTGTCATAAAATATGCATAAGTTCCATTTGGATATTCTGGAGTAACACAAAATCTTCCATTATGTTCGTCTAAATCTCCACTATCAGTAAAAATATAGTCTTCTACAAAAAATCCTGCAGGAAAAATATTTTTATTTGGTCTATTTTGCTGATTATCTTCCGGTGCTTTGTAACCAGAAGATAATCGTTTTACTTTTTTATTTGTCGGTGAAATATAACCATATGGTCCATAAATTGGATTTCCATCATATGCCCAACCAATAAGAGGTGAGTGGTATTTTATTTGATTGTCATCTTTATCATTCTCAGCATCACTTCTATAATTTACTAATCCACCTGAAATAAATTCCGTATATACTCTATCTCTTAGAGATCTAGGAGCATATAAGTGAGTATATTGATTTCCATATTCTGAATTATTTCCTTCATATACAATACCATCATCATCAATAGATGATTTTTTGTAGTCTATTATTCTTGAGAAATTATTAATATTCCAAACTTCAGGGTAAAATTTTAATTTACATCCCTCTCCAGAAGTTAATACATCTATTGATGTATTTTTTTTCTCATAATTAATTCCCCCATTTATAACCTTTACGTCTACAATTTTTCCATTTTCTATGACTGCTGTTAATTTAGATCCTATTCCAAATCCTCTGACAGCTAAATCTGGAGGAGAATTATAATCATCACCAGGATTATTAATAACCACACTTACTATTTTTCCATTTGAAACAATAGGAGTCAAAATAGCATTTGAACCCATATTTAAATTATAGTCTGGTTGTTTGTTGAAATTAATAATTTCAGATGAACCATAACCAACACCACCTTCATATGAAAATACTGAGGTTATTTTTCCCCTAAAAACTGGTTGTACTTTTGCAGATAAATCAATAGATGATACTGTAGAAATTCCCAATTTACCAGTAACTTTTACTTCAATTGGCTCATAGTTAAATATATGATTACCTACACCATTTGATTTTAAATCTACATATTGGTTTGTTCTATAATAAAAGTCTCTTGAAGTGGAACCAACTCCAACTTGAGATAATTTAAACGAAGTCTCATCGACTTTTGTTATATAATAACTTCCTGTAGATAATCCACTTATATTAGTTGTTCCACCGTAATAATATATAATGTCACCATCAACATAAGGAATTTGCTCAGAGTTTATAGTATTATTTGTCGTGTTTATTCCTGATGATGGAATTGATATTTTCTTATTCTTATAATCACTTCCTTCACTTTCAATTACAATAGAATCAATTTTTTTCTTTTTGTTTGTGGAATTAAATCTATGATTTCCAACTCCAAACGATGTTATGTTTATTGTGTTAATACCTACAATTGATTCGTTGTAAGATTTATGTAGTTTTATTCTGTTATCATCTATTACTTTGACAAAATATTTTGCATCAGTATTTAATCCACCAATTGGTTGATTATTTGATGTTTGATAGATTACAGATTCACCATCTCTAAATTTATGAGATGTTGAGAATCCAATAACATCATTAGATAATGAAATATTCGAATTTGATGATGATGAATTAAAATCTATAAAATGTTCATATGAAACCATCTTTACAAACGCTTTTGCTCCAAATCCACCACCACCAGATATAGTAATTAATGGAGTATCAATATAATCAAATCCACCATCTATAATGTTAATTTTATTCAGAGAACCCTCTACTCCACAGTAACCCCTTGCTGTTGATCCAATCGAAGAAGAGATTTCAAGACTAGGGGGATTTATGACATCATAATTATTTCCTGGAGATAATACTTCTATTGATTTAATTGGACCATAATGAACAAAATCATTTGATTTATAATTTAAAATTTCAACACCATTAATTAAAATTCCAGTTGTTCCTGTTGGCGTTTTATAAGTGTTACCATCGTTTATGGGACTTTTTATTACTCTAACAAGTCTTTGGGAATCTATAGAATCATTCTCTTTTGATAATCTTAATAAAGATATAGTATTATTTGATGAAATATCTAAATTAGTTGCACCTATACTGACAAATTTCTCACTTTCAATGTCATATTTACTCCTAGAGAGTTTTAATTGAGATTGAGAACCATTAATTTTTTTAACATAATATACACCAGAAGAAATACCAAGACTTTGATTAGAATTTTCAAATTTATATTCTATTTCATCACCAGTAATAAATCCGTGATTCTGAATGTCTATAGTATCTCCAGAAAATAATCCACTCAAAGTATACTTGAATGTTTTTAATGTATCTGGAGTAAGATAAGATGGTAATGATGATGATGTAATAAAAATTTCATCCTCATTTAAATTTTTGTATACGTTTAAAACATCAGTTACATACTTATTTGAATATTTTCGTATTAATCTTTTAACTGAAAATATATTTGATATACTAATTCCATTTGTGGTGATTTTAAATGTTTTTCTTGGTATACTACCAGATGGAATTAACGCCTGAGATATTAAAGTTTCTCTACTTCCATTAGTTTGATTTAAATATTCTATTTCAACAGAATCTCCAGAATAAATTCCATTATCATCATATGTTTCTATATTATATGTAAAATTTCCATCTGGAGTAAAATTTTTAACATTACATCTTACAGTTTTATTAAAAATCCAATTATTATCTTTAAATGAATTTTCATTATACCCAAGAGTTATAATTCTTCCAGTATCATCTTTTTGATAATAAAAAGTATTATCTGGCAATTCAATATCAGATAAAACACCATTAATTCTAAATTTTATTTTTTGCTTTATACCATTTATCTTTGAATAACCATATGCGTATACATTTTCATAAATCTCTGTTCCTGAAGTAAAGTTTTCTACAATTCCAGAACAATTTAAAAATTGATTAACAGTTTTTCCATTATATGTAACTAAAATATAATCAGAACTACCTTTGATTGATAGAGTTCCAGATGAAGAAAAACCTAAAGTTGAATCTACAATTATTGTATCTGAATTGATTATTAAATCATCAATAATTTTAGTTTTTGGGTGAATTTTTAATTCACCAAAAATTGAACCAGAAACACTAATATCTTTATCAAAATCATAGTCCAACTTTAGAATATAATATTCTTTTTCATTTTTTATTAATTTCTCAATAGCTACAACAGTTCCAAACGATTTTGGAATATTTTCATATTTGTCTTGGAATATTGTTTTATTTTTTAATAATTCAACATCACCTTCTATTGACTCTACAACAATATTCCTTGTTACTCTATATTCTGCATTTGAAGGCTTTATTAAATAATCTTTTGGTAAAATGACATCAACATTTTTACCATATAGAACACGAAATAAAATCTCAAAAGACCTGTCAGTTCCTTTTGATGTATAAAAATCTTTTGATTGTTTTAAAAATATATTTTCATTTAGATTTTCGTATAGTTCTCTTCCATCAAATCCAGGTAAAAATTGTTTTTTAGTCTTCAGAAAAAATTCTTTTAGAAATAAAGAACTTAAATTTACAACTAATGTCTCTGAAATATGACTTTCTCTTTCCGTAGCACTGAAAGAGAAATCTTCAGTATTCCCTACTGAAAATTCAGTTATACCACTAAATCCCCTAACACATTCATTGAATGATGTTAAAGTCTTAGATTTGTAAAGAATAATCTCATTGTCAATATAAATCAATCCATATGTATTTGGAAAACCTTCAGTATTGTCTACATAAATGACATCATCTATCAAATCAATGTCCGATGTAAGAGTTGTATTTTCTACTAAATTTGATAAATTATTTACTTTTACATATTGATCAATATTTTGTAATAAATCATATGAAGAACCTTTAGATTCTAATGATCTATAGTATTCAGTAAGAAGTTCTGCAACAAGAGGATAGTCATCTCTTACAAAAAGGGGAAGCTGACTTTCTACAATAGAACTAATTTTAATTCTAGTATTTTCCATATATTAATTTCTTACTAAAACTCCATTGGTGTAACTTGAAGATGTAATATAGTTTGATCCTGAAGTGTCTGAACCAGATTCAATATTATCAGAAATCAAAGATATATTTAACTTATTAATATCTATCTGCAAATAAAGATCCTGTATTCCCAAAATATCATTTGATTCTGGTATAGCGGAAACTTCTATAATTGGAGTTCCATCTTCATTTTTTTCCGAAGATATAATCTTTAATGGATTTGTTAAAATTTCACCAGTCTCATAATCAATTGTCCCAATAGAATTTTTAATTTTTATTGGTTGAGTTTCTGAATTCAAATAAAATAGAAATATAGTTCCTTTTTTTAAATTTGAATCTGGAACATCTCCAAAATAAACAGTTTTCGATATTCCAGATACTTTAAATCCAGATGACTTAATATTATAACCATTTGTATTTTTAATATGAAATTGATTTTTAAAACAAATTTCATATTCAGCAAAAGAGTTAGTAGATACTTTTAAATTTCTGCGTATTTGAACTCTTGTAATGTTTGATGTAACAGAAGAATCGCTATTGTCTATCAAACTTTGATATTTACTATATTTAAATCTTGCACCATATTTATTTAATTCTTCAGAATTGGCATAACTCGTAATATTGTTGATAATTTTTGTTTTGGTTGCTTCAATATTCAAAGATGAATTTGAGTTATAGTAAACGTTTGAATCAAGTTCAATATAAAGATATTTTAAATCAACTATTTCAGGAATTATTCCAGCAACAGAATATTTTCTAAGTTCATTTTTTATATTATCTTTAAGTGAATTTGATAAGAATGAACTATATAAAGGCTTTATTACAACAAAAACTTTTCCATATTGTGGGGGATTTAATTCTTCTCCTCCATATGCAACTACAGATTCAGCCTCATCATATATTTTTGGAATGATTATTTCATAATCAGATGCAGTGACGGCTCTGTTCTGAGATGAGTATGATCTTGGAGCAAAATTACGAATTGAATTGATTGATTCAATTTCCGAACCACTTGAAGAACTATTATTTGTTGTAATTAATGAAACATTTTGATTTACTGTTCTTTGTTTATCATCAATTAAAATACCAACAAAATTAAAAAGTGAACATCCGTTTGCTGAAGAACCATTGCAAATTAAGTACGAAACATCAATGTAATTATTTTCCGTCAATTTTTCACCAAAAATACCATCACCAAAGATAAGTTCATACCTTTCATCTTCAATTTCCTGAAGAAAGAATACTCTTGAGGTTGAATTAATATCTAAAATACTTGATGAATTTATAAATTTTTTTACGCTACTACTATTTTCAGTATCTCTTATTAGAACTTCTATCGATGATGTATCAACTCCTCGATTTTCAATTATAAATCTTTGATTTTTATTATTTGGATCTACAGTAAAATTCTCTTTTGTGAAAGAGCCTTCATAAACATCTATGGACTCAAAGAAAGCAGTTCCATTTATCACTGGAACTGTAATATCATTTAAGATTGAAAATACAAATCCAGAACCATTAAAATTATTTGTATTACATACAGATCCACGTTTTAGTGTAATCGTTTTAATTGTGGAATCTATAACATCAACAAAAAAACTGATAGTTGCTTTTGATGATTTTCTTGATCTTGGGACATATCCAATATTTCTTGCCAATGAGACAACATTTTCCCGAAGTGTAGCACTATCAATAAAAACTTCATTACTTACCATATTTGCATTGTAAGATGCAATATAGGTATTGTAGGCAAGCATATCAATGAGTACAGATAAATTAGATCCTTCAAAATCATAATCAGTAAAATTTGAGTTTGCTCTCAAATAATCCTGAATTGATGTTTTGATTTGATCGAAATCTAAACTTGTAAAGTTAACTAAAGACATTAGCGTACTGATTGTAATGCAAATGTAAGTTTTTGTGGAAGGGCATCAATTCCAACAATATAATATTTAATTGTTACATTATATTCATTATATTCATCATTTGGAGATACATTTACCTCAATTAAATTCACTCTAGGCTCATAATTTTGAATTGTATTCTTTATTTCATCTTGAATTATAGAAGCAGAAATATCACTAATAGTCTCAAATAAACTTTGAGAAACTTTTGAACCTAGATTTTGATTAAAAAATCTTTCTCCGGGTAATGTTAGTACTAGATTGCGAAGAGAGCGAGCAATTGCAGTCTCATTTTTAATCTCAATTAAATCATAATTTAAAGGATTAATCTGTAGAGACAGACTTATGTCTTTAAATGATTTACTTACTCGCTCTATCGGCATTTAATATACTACATTCTTATGTTTATTTATGCGCCTATCAGAGGCTCTGTACCATATGTCCAATCATCATAGTCATTATCATTGCGAATCTTTGAATGAAGTTCGTTCTGAGTTAAAAAATCGTGTTTTTTGGGAGTCTGGTCATCATTTACAATTTCACGAAGCATTTTTTGCTTCGAAATTTTTTCTTCCCAACCATATTCACTGGATAGGTATTGAGTTCCCCATTGATTTAACATAAAATCTGCATTTTTATCAATTTTTTTAGTCATTTGTTTCTCCTGATTTGTTTAAATCAGAACTTTTTACGGGGTTTCTATCCCGTTAATCTAGTATATCAATATCATCATCGAGAATTTCTTTGAGATAATCATCATCCCATAGATTATAATAATCAGTTTTTGCCAGTGATTCTCTAATTTTTCTTAATTTTTTTGTAGGTTGAGCTAAAATTAAGTTATATTTACCATTGTTTGTTTTAATTCCCTGTAAATATGTATCATATGATCCACAGTCTTCAAAAAATTTCCAATTATCATATTTTAGATTATAAAAGTCTACCCAGGATTGTACTGCACAAAGATCAAAATGGTCTTCTATAATGTAGATGATCACCTGATAGTCTTCAATTGGTTTAATTTCTTCTACAGAACACTCTATGATTTTATATTTTGCAGTTGAAGCGAATGGACATATCGCAAATCCCTTTAATTCAGTTCTCACTTGAGATACTTCTTTAATCCAATTCAGAATATAAATTTCCTTTTCTGTAGACATAAAAAAAAAGAGTGCTTAGTATTATTTAAGCACTCTTGAAATTACTTTCCTTGACCTCTATATTTCTTTTTTTTACCATTGCGAGAAGATGGGCTTAATAAGGTTCTAGATGATCTACCCTGTCTTGTCTTTTTCGGAGCCCCAGCCTCAAAAGAAACTTTACCACTTCCACCACCACTCTTAGCCATTTAAAATTTCCTCCAATTCAATTTCATTTAAATCAATAGTATTAGAATCTGTAGATTCAACAAATTCTTTCAGGACTTTCATACATTCATCAACCGAAAGGTTTTTATAAATTTTGCGCCCTTTATATAAAATATGATAAGAAATCCCGCTCATATAATACGAGTTTTTTCATGTCCAACACGAATGCGAGGATCGCACCAGATATCATATCCAGCTTCTTTTGCATCAAGACAGAATGAAACATCCTCTCCACACATATCCTGAACTGCACCAGATTCAAAAACCTGCATCTTTGGAGCAAACCAAGGATATTCAAGATTTTCAAAAACGCCCTTCTTAATCAGAACCCATCCAAATCCAGTATAGTCTACTGTAAATGGCTTACGACGCTTTGAGATACTTTCTACGGTTTCATGATTCATCACTCCACCATTTGAACGGAAATCATCTTCTTCTAGCCAATGAGCGACAGAAGTTGTGTGTCCATCTTCAGTTGCATACCATCCTGCGACAACCTCACGCTCTTCATTATTCTCTGAAAGAGCAAGGTCACATAATTGCCAGAACTGTTGAGTATTGAAGACAATATCCGAATCAATCCAAAGTTGATAATCATATTCAAGTTTTCCATCCCAAGGAATTTGCTTTGGTCCACGAAGAACATTCGCACCAAGACATTTACATCTAGCAAAGTTAACCATTGATGAATAATCTTGAGAAATCTGAATACTCATTCCATTTTGAACTAAATCAAAACAAAGTTGAACAAATGCTTTCAGAAAAATGAAAGAACATCCTCTTCCAGGTAAACAGAATACAATTGATTTACCTTGCATTCTTTGTTTAATTGCATCATAATCCCATTCTTGTTCTTTGGGTTTTGGTGATGCAGCTTTTACAGTAAATCCACGAGCCATAAATTAATCTCCAGTGTCAAATCAATTTTAACAGTTTATATAGGCAGTTGTCAATATGATGAGTTTAGTGTTATTTCGGAATTATTATGAAGTTCTTCATAAGATAAGTCCTCTAAATTATAATCGGTGTGCATTAACCCAACAAGACGGTTTAATGTTTTCCAAGTAATTTTGAATTCATCTTCGTTTAGTGTATGAAATAAACAAGTATTCTTTGCGTAAATGTGATAAATTTTATTCATATAAAACCTTTTATATTAAAAATTTTTGGCAAAAATTTTTTTACCTTATTTTATTTTGCAATTAAATTATATATCCAAACAATTAAAATTCCTAATGGAAATCCAATAATTTGAAAAAATTTTTGTGGATATCTGATTATCCAACCGGCAAGAATAACTTTCCAAAAATTCCAATATGGAGTTTTTTTATATGCGTACTTATGATGCATTTTTTTCTTTGAAAAATTTTTTTAAGAGAGATAAATCGAGGGAGGTTTAGTAGTCAACAATTAAATTCCAAATTTTTGTTTCTTTTCTTCTTGCAGTAGAAAGATTACTTGCAATTTTATTGATTAATAAATTTTTATTTTTCATTCTACTATAAACAAAATCATAATTTTCCTTTACCCATTCTCTTAGATTATTTCCTTTCCACATCTGTCCTGTTAATGTATCGGTAATCGTATAAGACTTATGATTTGGTTCAGATGCATTTTTAAATCTAGTAATCCATCTTAAATTTGTATAATGATTATTTAATTTATTTCTATCAATATGGTCTATCTCATTATAATTATTTGGATTTGATACAAATGCTTCTGCAACTAATTGATGAATTGACCTTTTAATTTGCTTATAATTTCCATTCTCATCTATAATTGAGATATTCACACATTCATATTGATGTTCTGGATATTTTGGATTTCCCCTGAGAGCTGGTTTAAGTTCTATTAATCCATACTCATTGATTTTCCCATATTTTCCATTTCTATCACATTTTCCTGGTCTGCGATATACTCTCCCGTCCTCTGTAATATAATATCCAGGAAACTCAGTTTCTTTCATTTCACTCGGAATTTTTATTGGAGGATAATTATAAACTACTTTTTGTTTTGGAACTGCAATCGACATATTCCACTCCTCTCTGGGTTTCTTTAAGTAAACCCATTTCCCATCATTTTTGATGAATTTTGCACCCTGGGAATTTGTTTTAATTGTGCCTTCTGGATATTTCATAATTTAATCAACTTTTTGGGGGAAAAAATTTACTGAAATTTTTTTTATTTGAAAGATAATCACTCTCTCGAATTGTCACCTCTGTAGGTTAGGGTAGTATTCGATTTTTTATAAGGGGGGGGGGCTTAAGAACGGGCGAGGGGGGGGCGAGGGGCTTAGGGGCGCATCGCCCGATATAAAGAATAACAAACAACATAAAATAACTGTCTATAAACGAATAACAACACACGAATAAAACATATAATCGTGTTAATTACACTGTTATT